TGCGACTTGGTGCCTTCCCCTCGAGTGACGCCGTAAGCACGGAAGGACTCCCGCGGCGCTGGTGAATGCTCGGTCGTCGCCGCATGGGCTTATCCGTCGCACGTTCGTCTGCGGGAAGTTGCTCCGCAAACGGCCTCCTATATGTTCAGCCGTGCTCAGCGAACCCGGCCGCGAACTGGCCTATTCTGTTTGTCGCTCAGCCGCCGTCTCGCTCTCTTGCCAACGCCGCAGGCTGGTGCCTGGCTCATAGCCGCCCTCGATGTCGCCCTCGTAGACGAGGAGGGCGTCTTTCAAGAGCTTCGCCAGGCTCATGCCGTGGCTCTCGGAGAGCGCCCGCATCCGCTCCGCAAAGTGGCCGCGGATCGCCACCGTCAGAAGGTCGGGGTGCGCACGAGGGCGCGAACGGCGCGCCACGTGCCCCTGTGTGCGGCTTTCGGCCCCGGCCTGCGGCTGTGCCTCGGCTGCCTGCGCTTCGCGCCGCTGTCGGCGCGTCTGTGCCCCACGTTGCGCCGCTTCCCGTCGGCGCTGCCGCTGCTCCTCCAGCCGGGCTTCCGTTCGCTCTGCTACTGCTTCTCGCTGCCTTCGTCTTGGCATTCTTCCTTCTCCTCTCTTTTCCAGTCGCGTTTCGCTCTCCCGAGGACGTCCTCTATCTTCTCGATGACGTCCGGCGGAGGCGGTTTGAAGACCGCGTTCACGGCCTTGTAGATGGCCTCCCGAATGCGCCGCCACAAGGCGTCATCGGGGTGCCCCTTGTCCTCATCATGGTTGTCCCTGCCCATCGGCTCCACCCACAACATCACTCTCCTAACCTCCTGGCCACCGCGATGAGCGAGGCCGCTCGACTGACGTTCACCCACCCGTCTTCGAAGCGCTTCTGGCGCTTGACCGTGCGGCTGGTCAGCATATAGCGAGCCGACCCGTTGGGATGGACGAGGTAGGTGTGCTTCTGACCCTCCTTGCGGCTGTAGCCCTTGCTGAGCAGGTGCCGCTCGATGCGTTCCTTCGCCTCGATAGCGGTCATCGGTTGCTCCTCACTTCAATCCTCTGGCGCTTCAGCGCGGCAGCAATCTGCGACACGTGCTCCTCCCCGAGAAGCGACCTCAAGCCCGGTTCCACCTCCAGCCACTCATCCAAGGTCACCTCGTTACCCATGTACCAACGTGTGAGGAGCCGATACTTCTCGGCGCACAGCATCCAGTTGAGCACGGAGATGGTCGGGTCCAGCGCCGCCATCGCCATCTGGGGGTTGTCGGTCGGGTCGTAGAGGGCGACCCGGGTGATGGCCTCGGTCGGAATCACCCCGGCATGGGCGCAGGTTCCCAGGGCTTGCAGGGACTCCTTCCAAAGCCCGTCCCATCGCCCAAGCGACAATACCAGGCGGTTGAGGTCAGCCCAGGACATCTCGCGGCAACCCGGTTCCTGTCGTTTGAGCACCTGTGCGATGAAGTCTTCATCGGGTCGCAGCAGGCGCTCGTCCAGAGCAGCCAGCCTCACCTCCACCAGCGCGTGCCGCTCGCCTTCCGCCGCGGCTCCGGCCGCGAAATAGGGTGCGTATCCCTCGGCGAGATATACTCGGTCAGAGGCCGACGGCACGGTGCCCCATGTGCTTGGCCGCTCGCCGCGGCGCGGCATGATTCCGTCCTGCAGAATCGCCTTCACCGCGCCCTCCGCTGTCCCGTGATACAGAAACTCTCGCATCACAGGCCCTCCCATGCGAGGTCGGCCGTGGCTTCCAGGCGGTAGATCACACCCGGCTCGACCCATGCGAAGCTCGCCAGCAGCCCCGCCTCGCACAGCGCCTTCTCCGCTATCTCCTCCGTGGACGCCCACCAGACAGCGGGCATATCCTCGACGCGAAAAGCAACCAAGGGCATCTCCCCGTTGGTCCAGGCGAGCATCGCGTGGGCAGTGCCGTTGATGGCGAGCACCGACTGCTTGCCGCCCAGCGCCAGGCACACGTCCGGCCCCTCGACAACGCCGTATCGGTCGAGAGCCTGCGCCAGGATTTCCGAGTCGCACTGCGACCTCATCTGCAGGCCGAGGATGGCTGCCTTGCGTTCGTGCTGCGGGATGAACCCGTTGTGTACCAGCGCCCAGTCGCCCGCCAGGTGGGGATGATTGTTGCCGTTCACGGCGGGCGCTCCGGTCGTGGCGAGCCGGGTGTGGCCGATTGCCATGACCACGCTCTTGCGGCGGAGAGCAGCAAACTCTCTGCCCAGAAAAAGGTCGCGCGCCGGCCCCGGTTGCCGCTGCCACAGCAACTCGCCGCCAGAGGTGAGCGCGGCGAAGCCAGCCGCGTCCACTCCGCGCTCCTCGGAGGCAACCGACAGTTCTACCATCAGGCGGTGGGCGAGCGCCCACTCGCGGCGGGTGAGGTTGCCTGCGAATCCGAAGACCCCGCACATCTCACGTCTCCAGCATGTCCGCGATAAACTGGACGGCCTCGGCAACCTCCGCCGGCCCGTAGGCGCCTGGCTGAATGCTCAGGGGATATGGGTTGCTCAAGCTTTCCTCATCGAAGTCAGGGATGATGAGGTCGCATCCACCGACTGCCCGGAGCTGCTCGGCTGCCTCTCGAAGCAGGGTCACAACAGTCTTTGTCATGTTCTTTTCCTCCTCGCATCATCGGGCGTCCGCCCGGTCGTACTTGCGGGCCAGCCTCTTCAGTTCTGCCTTTACTGGCTTGAGGTCAGCCAGGTCTGCAATCCATCCCGCCATCTCGACCTGCGGCTTGCCGACATCCCGGCGGCCCAGCGTCCATCCCGCCAGGTAGAAGAACCGGTTGAGTTCCCGCAGCCCCTTGCCCCTCACGTGGTAGGTGCGCTCGCTGGCAAGCGCGTCCCAATCCATCTTCGCGGTCTCGGTGGCTCGCTCGCAGAGGGCGAGTGCCATCTGGATGTGGGCCACCATCTTCGTCCACTCGACCGTTCCGGCTCCGTGGCGGAACTCCACCGTGGCCTTGCGGGTGAACAGGTTGGTCAGGTTCAGGGTGTGGTAGCGAGCCAGTCCGTAGACCGCATCCTGGAGTGCTTCCCGCTTGCGAGTATCGGGAGCGCGGCGCACCCTGTCGGCGGCGTTCTTCTGCGCCTTGATGCTGCGGGCGTAGCCGCCGTTCTCTCTGCGGTGGGTTCCGGTCGAGGCGTAGAGTGCCGTCTCGTGCATCGCCACGTGGTAGAGGAGCTTGGCCACCCACTCGGCGACCTTGGTGAAGCTCTCGCCGGCGACGGCCTCCGCTGAGCAGTGCACGTGGAGCCCCGCTGTGGTGTTCACGACTGCCCCTAGGCCCTTGAGCGTCTGCGCCACCTGCTTGACCTGTTCGATTCCGGCCCGCCCATGCAGTATGGGGCTCACAATCTCGACGGGGACGTAACCGCGCCGGTCGGTGCGCAGGCTGCCGTCCCGCTCTGCTGTCCACCCTTGGGGGAAGGGCGAGGGGAGCGGGTGGCCGTGGTGGTAGGAGCCGATGCTGATGCCCAGGTCGTTGATCGCCCGGTCAGGAAAGAAGCACTCGATCTCCACTCCCCATCGGTAGGCTTCCGCCTTGCTGCTCGTTATCTGCGTCTGCGCCATTCTGGTGCCTCGCTATCACACACCTGTTTGCCATGACATTCATGCCTGCTTTGGCCGGAAAGTCAAGGTCCAAATGAGTGGTTTCTTGGCGAGGTGAGGCGGAAAGAAAGACCCCGCCGCGGCTGAGCGGGGCCTGTTCTCCTGATTCCGCCGCGGCTGACCTACTCGGTGAGCGCGTCAAGGCCCCAGACGAACACTGGCAGGCCCTCGGTGAAGCGCGCCTGCTCCTCGGGCGAGAGCCGCCCCAGCCACCGCTGCACCCCGGGATCATCCAGGATGGCGACCGAGGCCGGCTGGTAGGACTCGCTGGTGACTGCGGGGTCGCTTGCGTGAACCGACTTCAGGTTCTCGAACAGCGTGCCCAACCTGATCGCCAGATACAGATACTTCATCCATGCCCACAACTTGATCACCTCCTTTCTTCTCTGCGTTCGTCACCCCAGCGCTACCGGGGTGTAAAGCTCCTGCACTTTGCAGGCGAGGTTGAACGAAGGGCGCACCGGGCCGATGGTCACTCCGTAACGACTGCCCCGCGCCTCCAGGAGATAGCCGTTGCCGAGCGAGATCGCTACGTGTCCGATCTGGTGAGGCTTGCTCGCGTAGGCGCTCGCGGATCGGATGAAGAGCAGCGCGCCAGGCAGTTTGACCCCGGCCTCGAACGGGATGGACACGGAGCGCTCCCACTGGAACCCGGCGCCGTCGAAGACATTGATCGGCGTGACTCGACCCTTCGAATCGGTGACCTGCTCAATGCCGACCTGGGCGAGCAGATGCTGAACCAGTTCGGAGCAGTCCCAGGTCTTGAGCGACTCTTCAGGCTGCCCTTCGCTTCCGAGCACGTACGGCTTGCCGACTTCCTTGAGCGCCAGCACCAGCAGGTGGGCGGTCTTCGTTGGCCGCCAGGGCTTCATCCGTTTTCACCATTCAGTCGGCGGCATACCTGCTCCAGACCATCTTTCACCTGAAGCAGCGCCTCAGTCGTGTGACGGGCGTGGTTGACGACGAACTCGTTGTGCTCGCGACGCATCTCCTTGCGCTCCTGCCGCTCGGCCTCGCGCTCCAGTCTGCTCGCCCGCATCTCCGCGATGAAGGCGCGCACCATGGGCACGAGCACGGCCAGCATCATGAGCGCCACCAGGCCGGTTGCGCCGTATTCCAAGAACTGGTTCATCTGGCTCTACCCCACGGCGTCGAGATACACGGTCAGGTTGCAGTTCGCTCCTGCCGCCTTCGCCTGAACTCGCAGCCAGCGATCAACCTTTGTCATGCGATACGCCGCGCTCGCTCCGGCCGCGAGGGTAGGAATCCCCGTTCCCGTCAGGTCTTCCGCGAACCAGGGGCCGCTCGCCGTCGGCCCGACTTCAATCTTCGCGTCCGCCAGCGCCGCGCCGCCGGCCGCGTTGCTGAGGGTGACGGTCTTCATCGGGTACTCGCCCAGGTCGCGCGGTGGAAGGATGACCTCCAGTGCGGCCTGCGAGACCCCGTTCTTCGTGACGCTCTCGTGATAGGTGGGCATGTGCGTTATCTCCTTCGTCTGCGAATGACCGTAGTGATGTCCGCCAGGTTGTCGTCCAGAGCCTGGATGGTCGCGCTCGCCTTGTTGCTGTAGGCGCTGTCGCCGTAGTCGTTGTAGGCCCTGACGCGGTAGTAGTAGGTGCCAGGCGGTACGCCCTCGTCCGCATAGGAAGTAGCGTTCTGCCCGGCCGTGCCTATCTGGGAATAAGAGCCGCCTTCGGGTTTGCGCTCGACCTTGTAGCCGGTCTCGTCCGTCGCGTTGTCCGTCCACGCCAGGTTGACCGTCGAGGCCGACGGCGTGGCCGAGAGGCCGGTGGGCGCAGCCTGGATCGCGGTGGTGCTGGCCTCGTTGCTCCAGGCCGAATCGCCGTCGGCGTTGTAGGCGCACACTCGGTAGTAGTAGGTCGCGTTGCCGATAACCGCCGTGTCCGCGTAGGTGGTGACGTTCGCCCCCACCGTGTCTATCTGGCTCCAGGTGCCGCCTGCCCCCAACTTGCGTTGTATCTTGAAGCCCGTCTTATTGTTGGAGTTGTCAGTCCAGGAAAGGTCGATCCGGTTCGCGCCGTTGGGCGCTACCGACAGATTCGAAGGAGCCGCCGGCGCGGCCAGGTAGTCAACCACCAGGGCAGGTTTGTATTGCTCGCCCTGAGCGGAATCGTCCGACTCGTAGATGCTCCACTTCAGGTCGCTCTCCACCTCGCACTTGAGAATGACCCCGCAGTTCGGGTAGGTGCCGTTCAGCCAGTCCTTGAGCAGTTGCGTGATGTCGTAGTAATCAGTGCTCCAGTCGCTCGGGTTGTCGGGGCTGGAGATGGTCACCACCGCGGGCGAAGCGAAGTCGCCGCCAGCCGCGCCCCAAGCTGTGCCGGTCTGCCGGCTGTTCCAGGTGACCTGCGCCTCGACCCAGGCAGCGGTCAGCCGGTGGCAGGAGATGTTGTAGGCGGCGTCGCTGTGGTTGTTGAGCGCCCCGTTGAAACTCACGCGGACACGCGCCTGGACGATCTGGGATGCCTGCTGCGGGATGAGCTGCACCAGGTCGAACTCGACCAGAGCACGGTAGTGATAGTTGGCGATGGTGGCGTGCCAGCGCACCGCGATATCGGCATGGCTGCCGTGGTTGTAGTCCGGCTGGCCCTGCTGGATGTCGGCTGCTTTCGTTGACAGCAGTATCTGCTGGCTTGCCACTCTACACTCCCGTCTGGCGGACCGGGCCGAGCATGGCGATGGGCTTTCCGGTCTCGCCGCTCACCATGAGAGCCACGCTCTGTCCATCCATCGCCTGCGCGTCTCCGGCCGCAGGCACCTCGTACTCGCTGCCTGCTATCTGGACCCGATAGCGGCCGCTGCCGAGGTAGCCCGCGACCGTCCCGATCGCTGCCCGGTCACCCTTCTGCGCCAGTCGCTTGATTGCCCAATAGAGTCTGCTCACTCGGGTGTCCACTCCACGGTCCCGTGGTAGCCGTCCCAGTCGATGAAGAGGCCCCACAGCTTCGGGCCGGGGACTCGATGTGGCGCCGTCCACCAGGAGATGTCGGCGCCCGCGGTGGAGAGATCATCGCCGCCGCTCTCCACGTCGCCCTCATCCGCGTTGAAGATGTGGCAGTAGTCGTTGAAGCCGCCGCCATGCATTACCAGGACTTCCTGGTCTTCGTCCCAGGACAGCCGAGGCGGCTCCTCGCTGTAGGGCCAGCCGTCGCTCGCACGCACAGGGCTACCCATGCTGACACCGTCGTCGCTCACGAAGAGAGGTGCGTAATACCACTCGTCAGGCGTGGGGTAGCCGCCCGATTCGAGGTAGCACAGGTGCGGCTCGCCTTCGTAAAGCAGGATGGTTCCCAGGCGGAAACTGCGGCCGCTCTCTGTGATCAGACTGACCTCGCTGCCCCATACACCGCCGGTCGTGCGCCGCCGCGCAGAGAGACCCCAGGAAGTGCTCTGGTAGACCGCGGCGGCCAATCCGCCGCCGAGCGCCACAACGCCGCAGCGGTCTCCGAGCCACGACCACGGATACCAGCCGAAGACCTTCTCCCACGTCACGCCGCTCGCCCAGGAGCGCGGCGCGTTCGAGTGGCCCACCGCCAGACAGCGATAGGACTGGTTCGTGGGACTGTTGGGCGGAGGCGCGCCGATGCCGTCGCCGGTGTCGTCGATCCACTCTTGGTCGTTCTGGTTGTTGTTGATCGTCCCGACCAGGCCATAGACGCCACCGTCGGCCTGGGTGCGGTAGATGCGGCGCGCGATGGTGCCTGGTGGCCCCTGGTCGATGTTCCAGACGCGGGTGCGCTTCGCCGGAAGAGTGTTCGTGGTCGGCGGCTGCGGCCCGCTGGATACCGGGCCGAACACCTCGATGTAGTCCGTGTTCCAGTCGGGCTGGGTATGGATCAGGTAGCATGGGCCTCCTGCGGAAGTCGCATAGTAGACCTTGCGCCCGCCGTTGCGCAGGGAGCGCGGAATCGCCATGCGGATGGAGCGGTTGTTGGTGGGCAGGTTATAGGCTCCATAGCTGCCTGGCGTGGTCTCGCCATCCCCTGAGCTGCTATCGCTCTTGTAGAAGGTCACCTTGAAGTAGTGGTAGCCAGCCTGGAATGTGCCCACGTTCGGATTGGAGAACTGACTGGGCGCGCCGGAGAGAGCGGCCTGCGCGCGAGTCGTCACCTGCCGGTAGTAGCCGCATCCCAGCTCGCTGCTCGCCGACGGGTAAGCAAGAGCGTAGCGGTAGTTGCCAACCAGGAGATCATCGCCGTAGAGCAGATCCACCCACGGCATCTGCACAGTCACCTTTGGCGAAGTGACGAGCCAGAGATAGCCATCCGGGGCGATCTCCAGGCCGTTGTAGTCGGGCGTGTAGCCCGGGCCGAAGCCATCCACGTATGGCAGACCGAGATCAACCGGCGAGTCCAGGCTGAGCGCGCCGGTATCGGGGTTGATCGTGCCCTTCACGCCTTGGAGGGCGTTCGCGGTCTGCTGCCCCGCTTCCCAGAGAAACTGGCGGTGCCACCAGGCGAACAAACTGTCCTGATCGTCCACCAGCAGGCAGGGAGTTCTCCAGCCCGGGCCGCTGGTGCGATAGTAGGGATCGCCGATGTAGGGGAAGTCGATGTGCGCCTTGCTTGCCCAGCCGGACGGCGAGAGCAGGTTATCCTTGTCCCCGCGGTAGAAATGCAGGCGGAAGACATCGCCCAATGCTTCACACACCGCAGTCCACGCGTGCCCCTTGCTGTCGACGGCGCAGCAGGGAGCGGAGTTGTCATACTGACCGTTGTCGAAGCTGGCGGTGATGACGCGGCCCCACGCGCCTGTCCAAGTCGGCAGAGATCTCCCCGACGGAAGAACCAATGGTGGCCGCGGCCGTACGTTGCGAGCAGTCACCAGCGTGCCCCGATCAAGCCGCAGCCAGGGAACGCGCTCGCCAACCGCGGGCGCGGCATTGCCCGCCACGAGCACCCGCTCCTGGCGATTCTCCAGGCGCACCTCGCTTGGGCCGAGCGCCTGCGCAACCTTGCCCCAGCCGCAGGTTCGGTGAGCGGAAAGGATGCGCTGCACTATCGAGGACAGGCGGCTCACGAATCCCTCCAACATTCGAAATCCACGTCGTGCGCCCACACGCCCGCGCCCTCGTCGTAGTGGGTGCGAATCCCCGTGATGATCGCGTCTGCCAAGTCAGGGCAGTCGCCGGGCAGATTGGTGAGGGCGACCTTCTGGCCTTTGCGGTAAGAGAACGGCCGGGGCCAGAACAGGCTCACCGTGTAAAGCCACTTACCGCTCTCGGCGGCCAGGTCATCGGCGATAGCCTGGCAGATCGTGCCGCCAACCAGGTTCTCGTTGCGATAGACCTTCGGGATGCTGCCTCCGCCGTCGGCAGTGCCCTGATACTGCGCGGTGTGCTCGGTCTTCTTCAGGTCGCCCGGCGCGCTCTTGTCGGGCTTCTCGTCCCACTTGCCCTCGGGGTCAGGAGCCTGGCGCACGCTGGACTGCAGCACGCCCGGCGACTGCTCCCATTTCGGGAAGCCCTTCTTCACCGTCTCGGTACCGTCGGCGGCGACCTTGAACTCCGTGGTGACGGTGCGCACGTCGGTGGGAGTGATCTGCTCGAAGCGGGTGACCACATGGCTGGTCTTTTTCAGCGTGCCGTCGTCCTGATACTCACTGGTGCGTTCGTCTCGCAGCACCAGCCGCCACTGGCCGTCATAGCCGAACGAGATCTCCTTGCGGCCCCGCTTCGGCGTCGCTTTGTGTAGGTCGCGCTCCTCCAGCACCTCGCTCTTCTTCAGCACCCGCCCCAGCCAGTGGCCCTCGGCGTCTGTCACGTCCTCATAGGTGAGGTCTTCGGTCTCCCTGGTGATCACGACGAACTCGCCGTTGCCCTGGACAATGCCGGTCTCCACTACTCGGTGAGTAGGCGATTCCTCCGTAATGCGAACGCTCGCCTGCGGCTCGCCCTCCCCGGTCTCGCCGGAGCCGGCCTTCGATTCCTTCGTCTCATGCTCGTAGGTGGTGAGATAGACGTAGGTGGCCCCGTAGACCGTGACCTGGCCCACCGCCGGCTGCCGGGCGCGGCGGATGCTCCTAACCTGGCCCAGGGAGCAGTCAATCGTGCCGGCGTTGGGGCCATTGCCGCGCCGTCGCACCACGAGGTTCTCTCCGTCAACGTAGGCGTCGGCGTAGTAGCGCTGGTTGGCGCGCAGCGGCTCCAGCAGGCGGCTGATGGCCTGGCTTGCTGACTCCTCGGGCTGGAGCGTGAATGAGGTGAGCGTGTAGTTCGGCGCGTCCCAGATCAGCCACAGCCCCACCAGCTGGGCGATGGTCTTCGCCAAGCTGCGCGCTGATGGGTACGCGAACTCCTTCGGCTCATCATCGGGCCAGGTGCCGAAGCCATATCCCTCCTGCGCCCGCTCCTCGATCAGCAGCGCCGCTTTGTCCCGCCCGTGAATCCGCGCCCGCCAAGAGGATTCGGTTGCCTCCAGCGCGCACTCGTCCACGCGGAAGAGGCCGTAGTCGAGCAGCCCGGAGCCGTTCAGCCCCAGGCGCACGCGGATCAGGTCGCCCTGGTCGAGGGTGCGCCAGGCCTGCGCGACAGGCGAAGCCGGCGCGGCGGAGTCCTCCTCGACCAGGGAGAGGTCGAGCGAATCCGCGAGGTTCCCCAGGCGGGAGTCGATCTCACAGGTTATCGGTTTGACAGTGATCGCCATTCGTGTCGCCTATAAGAAGGTCACCTCGGCGGTCGGCGCGAGCACCTTCGCCTGCGCTTCGGCTTCAAAGTTCTGGTTCACGACGTTCGCCAGCAGCAGGACGCTGTCAGTCAGCAGCGGCATCACATGCGCTTCCAGCGCCACTGAGTCAGTAATCCGGTCGTTGAACACCTCCATATCCAGTCGCACCTGGTCGGTGAGGCGAGGGATGACTGAGGCCACCAGTTCGAGTTGGTCGGTCAATCCAGGCATCACGCTTCCTCAAACTGCACATAGGCCCGTCGCGGATTGCCTACCTGGGTCGTCCCGCCAGGCACGTTGTAGCGCATCCAGCACGGGGCGTAGTCGCCCACCGCCATGTTGCCGATGGTGATGTTGGCGGTTCCCCAAGTGCCCGGCGAGCCAGAGGTGTTGAGCGTCGGAGCATTCGCCCCCAGACTCGCATCGGGAATCTGGTCGAGATAAGAGGTCGTGCTGTTGTCGTTGATGGTGGTGACCAGTTTCTTCTGCCCGCCGCCGACCGCGCTGCGATAGATTTTCCGCGCTGTCGTGCCGCTCGGCCCAATAGGGATGTTGCTGAGCTGCACGCGCTGGTTACCGGAACTGGTCGTGATCTCCGCCTGCGTCCCTGGCGTCGTCCCGCCGTTGGCGGTTACGAAGGTGATGCCGTACTGGTAGAGGCCGATGCCGAGTTCCGTTCCGGCCGCCAGCGTCAGCGTCGGCGCGCCGGGAGGACTCAGGGGCGCGTCCTGGGCGATCTGGAGGAAATTCAGGCCGTCATTCGCCCCGCTCTGCACGCGCCGGAAGCGGCAGTTCTGCAGGGCCTCGGAAGCCGTGGACGTGTTCTTCCACCAGACGCGGCGCGGCGTGGTCTGCGCGCCGTCGAGGACGCTCCCCTCGTCATAGGAGCTCTGGGCGGGGGTTACCCCGTCGCTCTCGTACTTCGTGACCTGCTTTGCCATCGTCTCCCTCTCTCACATTGCCCGCGTTTCGCCGCACGTTGCCCTGTGTGCGGCGGTTCGCCCGTCAGGCGACCACCTGCACCACATCCAGCAGCATCTCACCCCGGTACGCGTCGTGGCCCCGGATGCGCTCCGGACTCAGCGCGCGGAAGAAGACTCGATACTCGTGTCCCTTGTGATCGACCCACTTCCAGACCTGAGCAGTCACTGCGAACTTGGCCTTGAGCGCGTCCAACGTCACTTGCGTCATCCAGTCCGTCCGCAGCCTGATTTGCCGGTCAACATCCTTGGCCCCGAAGTCCTGCCACACGCGGCTGCCGCCGAAGGTGGCATGCGATGAGGCCCGCCGCTCTGTGGGCCCGTCGTCATAGGAGACCGGGTCCTCGTCCAGGTAGGTCTTCTCGGTGTCATCAGGCTTGCTCATGTAGCAGGCAGCCACTGGTCAGTCCCTGGCGTAGGTGTGTTCGCGTTCCAGCATCTCGGCGAGCTGGTCGGCGATGCGGCTGATGTCCGTCCCCGCAGTGACCTGCCGACCGCCGATGTAGAAGTTGTAGGTGCGCGCCGCCGCAGGCGTAGGCCCTGCAGCCGCTGCTGCGCCTGCAAGCGCGGGCTGGAGTCTCACGGAGGCGAGCGCCTGCAGCCGCTGCTGGAGGGCGTCGAAGACCTGCTGGGCGACCTGCACGATCTGCCCGCCGGTCTGGGAGAGCTGCTCGCGCAGGGTCTTCTGCTCAGTCTCGATCTGCTTGAGGGTCTCCGCGTGCTGGCGTTGACGCTCCTCGAAGGCGGCTCTGTCCTGCGCCGCCAGTTCCTCCTTCGCGCGCTTCATCTCGGAGAAGGTTGATTCGAGGGCCGCGGTCGCCGCAGGCTCGGGCATTTCCCCGGCCTGCGCCATCTCCAGGATCAGTTGGCGCTCGCGCTCCAGAGAGTCCAGTCGCTCCTGCGCGCTGAGCTGCTCTTGGGCGCGTCGCTGCTGCAGCGCGGCAAGCTCGTCGGCCGCGATGCGAGCCATTGTCTCCTGGTCTTCCTCGCCCGTGATGCGCGCGAGATCACGTCGGTGCTGGAAGCTCAGGTCAATCAGGGAGAGTTCGTATTCGTGCAGGCGGCGGCGCTGCTCCAGTTCCTCCTGCGACCACTGCTTGCGCGCATCGGCGAGCTTCTTTTCGTCCGCCGTCAACTCGCGCTGGATGCGCTGGCGCTCGGAGAAGATGGTCTGCGCCAGGCGCAGTTCTTCTTGTTGGAAGAGTCGGCTCTGCCCGGCCTCGGCCCGGGCCGCGTTTACCTGGCGAATGAGTTCGAGAACGCGGGAGAGCTGCGCGAGATACTCACCAGTCTGCAGGCGGTCGGCCTGACGCATCCCCTCAAGCGCAGCGATCCACGAAGAGACGATCTGGTCGGCGCTCTGCTCGAAGATGCGAGCGCGCTCCTCGGCCTCCTGCTTCGCGAGTTCAGCCGTCTTGGCAGCCAGGAACTGCCGCCGGGCGATCTCCGCCTTCGCCGCGTCCTCGCCTGCGGCGATCAGTTGGCTCTTGATCGCCTGGGCTTCGGACTCGATTTGCTGAAGGCGAACGCGGTGGATGCGCTCCCTGGCTCCGGCAATCTGGTCTTCATGGCCGATCAGCGCCTCGACCAGCTTCTGCTCGGCCTGGAGAACGATGTCCTTGCGCTCTCGCTCGTAAGCGGCAATGGCCGCGAGCCGGTATTGCCTGGCCGCTTCCTCTGCCTCCTCGCCTCGACCCGCGGCCAGGTACTTCTCCTTGACCGCCTGGGCTTCGAGTTCGATCTGGCGCATCCGCGCCTCGTGGTTGCGGCTCTGGAGTTCCAGCAGCTTGATCTCGGCTTCCTGGATGTCCTTGCTGGCCTCTCGCTCTGCCGCAGCCCGGGCCGCTGCCGCCCACCGCGCCGCCTGCGCCCTCGCTTCCTCGGGCTTCATCCCGGCCTCGGCCAGGTCTTTCTCCAGCGTCTGCGCCTCCTCGGCGATCTGCTTCATGCGCGCCGCGTGCGCCTCGCCGCGGAAACGCGCCAGTTCCTGCTCGATCTGCTTGAGCTTGGCGGTGCGGGCTTCCTGGCTTTGCTGGGCCTTCTCTGCTCCCTCGACCTTCTGCTTGTACTGGTTCATCTGCGCGAGGAAGCGATCCATGTCCTGGGTGCGATAGCCCGCCCACTCCATCATCCGGCTCCAGAAAGAAGGCGTATTGATCTCCTCCAGCCGCACCTTGACCTTGAAGGCGCGCCTGTCCAGATCGAGCAGCGTCTGGGAGAACTCCTTGCCCATGCGATCGGCCTCGGAGAACTGGCGGTAGAGCAGAGTCAGGCCGACGGTGATCGCGGCGAATCCCAACGCCCCGCCCCGCAGGCTGGAAAGCAGGGCCGCGCCTGCAGCCTTCGCGCCGGCTGCCAGCTTGCCCAGCGACAGTCCGGTCAGGTTGATCTGCACGTTGGCGCTGGCCATGCTCGTCATCATCTGGCGCATCGCGCCGACCAGTCCGCCGGAGAGAACTACGGCCTCTTTCAGGTAGGCGTTGTAGAGGATGAAGGCGGCTGTGAGCGAGGCGAATCCGGCCGCCAGCAGCGCCACCACCGCGAGGATGGTGCGCAGAGGCGCGGGGATCGCCTCGGCCATCTGCACCACGGTCTTCAGCACCTCCGCCAGCGCCTTGAGCACGGGCAGGAAGGTCGACCCCACCTGCACCATGAAGGCTCTCATACCAGCCCAGGTCTTTGCCCATTGCACCTGGAAGGACTTGCTCTGCTCGGCGAAGGCGGCGGCCGACGCCCCGGTCGCCTGCGCCATTGCCTGCACGTCCTCGGAAAACTCCTTTCCTCCCTGCGAAGCAATGGCCAGCGCACCCCTCAGAGCGCGCACGTTCGGAAAGAGTTGAGCCATGGACTCGGTCGCCATTCCCGAGCGCTGCGCCACCAGGGCCATGACCTCCGCGTCGGAGGCCCCGGCCTTCTGCATCGCGTCCAGGTCATCCGCACCCAGCTTCAGCGCAGCGGCCATCTCCTGCACTACGCCGCCCAGCCCCTTGGCGGCGAGGTTGGTGGCGGTCAGCTGGATGCCGAGCTTGGTGGCGGCAGCCTTGGCCTGCTCCGACGGCGAGATGAACGACAACAACACCTGGTTCAAGGAGGTGACCGCCTCTGCTGGCACGACGCCGGCGCGGGTCATAGTGGCGATAGCCGCACCCACATCCTCAATGGGAACCTTCGCCTGCGCGGCGGTGGAGATCACGTCACCGATGTTCTGAGCGAGTTCCCCGAAAGTCAGGACACCCCGCTCCACCGTCTTGAAGAGCACGTCCGAGACTCTCCCAGCGTCATCCGCGCTAAGTCCATAAGCGTTGAGCACGGCGGTGATCGCTCGGCTGGCAGTGGCGGTGTCAGTGATCCCCGCAGTGGCAGCAATTGCAGAAGCCTCCAGCACCTTCAGGCCCTCCGCGCCGTTGAAACCGGAGGAGGCGATGTCGTAGAGGCCGCGAGCCAGGACTTCAGGAGCCTGCCCTACCTTGCCGGAGAGCGCGAGCACAGATTCCGACAACGCGCGGAAGGCGGGTTCGCTCTCCTTCAGGATGGAGTTGACATTGCGCATCTCGGCCTCGAACTCTGCCGAGGCCTTCACTGCCAGCGCCATGCCGCCGGCCACCGCCGCGCCGAAGCCGGCCAGCATCGCGCTGGCCCTCATGGTTGCGCCGCTGTATTGCTCCAGGAGGGAATTGGCCTTTCCCAGCCCCTCCCGGAAGTTGGTCATGTCCAACCGCAGTTGCGCGGTGATGGCTCCGACAGTCATGCGCGCTTCTCCGCCTCCGCCCGAGCTACGGCGGACGAGTCTCGTCGCCGATCAGTCAGCCCCATTGATCGCGCCAGTTCTTCGGGCTCCGGTCGTCTCTCCACGCCCGCCTCCCTGCGCAGCCTGCGCACCGCAGAGCGCAGCGCCTGGAAAGCCTTCTTGCCTCCCTGCGAGGCGGCCGCCGCGATGTACGTCAACTCGGCCTCCTCGGCCAGCCGCAAGGCTCGTCTGCGGCGAATGCAGTCGGCCCACACCAACGCCTGCGCCGGGGTCACGTGCCAGAGGATGTACTCGTGCGTCCATCCATACTCGCTCTGCAGCAGATCGAACGCGCCCGCCCAGCCCAGACTTACGGAATCGCCGTCGTCTTCGCGAGCTGGAGGGCGCGCCCCACGTTTTTTCGGATGTCCGGAAGCTGATTGACCTCCAGCGCGGCGGCAATGATCTGGGCCGCCTGCGCCAGGGTCAGGTGCTCGTCAAGGTAGGACTCCTCGACCCCGAAGAGCCGCTGGAAGAGTCGCCCGACGGCCTCGCCCAGGATCGGGAAGATCGCCTCCAGGTGCTCGTCGGGTTTGGCGAGATCAATCTCTGGATGCTCTCGCGCCACCCGCTGCGCTATCGCGCCCAGATCGGCGGCAATGCGCTTGAAGTCGCCGATCACCAGGGGACGCACCACGATCTCGCGCTCGCCCACCTGGAAGCGGCGCACCTGGGGCATTACGACTTCATCTGGCGTCGGTGGCTTGATGTCTGTGTCTGTCATGCTCTTCGTTGCCTCCGCAGGTCTATGACCGGGGACAGCCAGGCGATGCTGCGAGCCGCCTGTCGTAGACACTCCATAGCCTTGGCGACGGAGTGCGAAGCCCGGCTGCCCCCGGCTCATCTGGTCATGCGTTCACGCTACGCCGTGTACTCCTCCCACCGTCCGACCTGGTCGCCGGCGGGCCGGCTGGTATCCGCGAGCACTGTGAGCTGGATGGGCAGGTCAACCTGCTCCTCCTTGCTCCAGGAGAGCGTGCCCGAGGCCAGCACCGCGCACCGGTAGAAGGTGAGGGCGAACTTCTTGCCCGAACCGGCGGGCAGCACCAGCATCACCGACTTCTCGGTGATAGCCGTGTCGCCGCCGAAGGTCAAACGCCGTCGCCCGGTGCCCAGGTCCTCGATGGAGGCCGAGATTCCCCACACCTCCTTGATATGCTCGAGCGTCACTTCCGCCAGCGGCACCGCGAGCGAGAACGTCTCGCCCGCCTTGATGGTGCGCACCGGCAGCAGCGACTGATCCACCTCGATGTCCGAGGTCTCGAGGCCGTACTCGACATCGAGGGAGCCGTGGGTGTGGCCCATGAACAGCCCCTCGATATAGAGCTCCTCCACCGCTCCCTTGATCACGTCATCGGGCGCGAACGCGCCAGCGGCATAGAAGAAGAGCGCCTGGGCGACGGAACCGTCCGGCGTGGTCTCTCCGGAGTCGGAGACGCCAACGTCGTTGAGGCCGTTGTCCCAGCCGTCGGTGTTGGCCGCGTCGATGGCGATGGTGAGTTCCGTCGCCGAGACGAAGGTCACCCGCGCTGGGTCAACGTTCTCCCAGGCGGTCTGGCCGTGCTTACGGTGGTAGACCTTGGTCTCGCTCGGCGCGTCCAGGAAGCCCGTGCCGATGACCTTGATCGCCGAGTCTCCCGCTTTCGCGTAGCTCGGGTATACGTCGGTGATGGTTGCCACGTCATTTCCTCCTTGCCCCGCCTACGAAGACGGCCTCCGCAGGTCGAGGGCGATGTTGAAAGATGCGAGGTGCGCAGTCTGGTTGGCTGCCTGCTCCGTGCCTGTGTATGCGGGGCTGGCCACCGCCTCGATGGTGAGCGCCCACAGGCCCCCGCCGAGGTCCAGGTTCTGCTTGCGGTGCAGCCTGCCGTAGAGGCTGTAAGCCTTCCGCAGGGCTGCATCCGGAGTCGCCGCCCGCGCGAAGAGCATTACTGTGGGATGTTCGCGCTCCGTGTAGCGGTCGGGCGGATAGCCTCCGGTGGCGTGCAGGCTGACGCAGGCAAGCGGCGAGGAGGGCCGGTGGAGCTTGAACAGATCTGTCCCAACCGTTCCCTCGCCCTGGCTCTCCAGGTAGACGGCCAGTTGATCAATGAGCAGACTCATGCGAGCGCCCCTCGCAGATGGTCGTTCAGGTTGCCCTGGTAGCGGTCGGCCTGCTCCTTGAGGTTGTCCTCCAGGTACTTGGCCTTCCCGCCCTTGGGATGGTTGAAGTCCAGGCGCTCGTGCTGAACGAGCGCATATGGTGTGTTGAAACCCACCTCGCCTACCACCGCGTCTCCCATGCCGCCCTCGACCACCTTGCGCTCCACCATCTCCGGAGCCTCGGGCTGTCCGCTAACCTCACGGAAGCCGCGTCTCGCGACGGCCCTGCCATTCGCATAGACCGCGGCCGAGCCGCTTGCCCGCAGTGTCCCCTCGTCAACCGGAGCGTCTCGCATGGCGCGGCCAAGCAAGTCCTCGGTGTTCTCGATCATGCCTTTGACCGCGGCCTGCTGGACGCGCTGCCACACCTCGCCGTCACGAGCGAGCTGGCGCGAGAGTTCCTCCAGCCCCTTGAGGGCGACTCCGAACTTGCCGTAGGTTTGGCGGCGGATGGTGGGCATGGGATTATCCCTTGGGGACAAAACTCCCGAAGCGCGCCTTGATCAGGTCGCGCACGGCCTCGATAGCCAGCACCGCCGCGCCGGCCCACCAGGCTTGCACCGAGTGGATGTCGGCCGCCCACACGCCGAGAGCGGCGAGCGCGCCGACAACAAGGCCCTTGCTCAGGGTCAATTTCCAGTTGAGTCCCATCTTGCGTTTCCTCCCTTTGAGCCTACAGGTAGGCCCGCTTCAGAGCCGCCTCGCCTCCCAGCCCGCGGGAGACAGAGAGCGCAATCACAGTCAGGTAGGTGGAGCCGTCGGCCGAGAGCTGATCTCCGACGGCCAGCACCGCTTCCGGGTCAAGGGTGACGGTGACTTCGGAGATCACCTGCTCTCCCTCGGCGTTTCGTACCAGGCGGCGCTTTTCCAGCCAGCGGCCAGCCAACTTGGCCGGAGTGCCGAAGGTGGGCTGGCCGTAGCCGTCCACCCCGGTCCGCGCACAGCACCAGATGTCCTGAGCAAGGTAATCGCCGACCATAGTCCTACGAAGCCTCCTGGCGAAGTAGGATCACCTCGCGCTCCCTGGCGACCACTCGCCTTCGGCTCTGTCCGAGGTGGCGATGACGCCACCCTTGCAGATGTAGGGAGCGAGAAGAGAACGCGCCTCCGCGTTCTCGATCATCTGGCCGGCTGCGCCCGGCGCATACGACTCGCTCAGGCCGTCGACGGAGAACGAGGTGACGCCAGCTGCTTGCAGGGCGCGTCTGCGCTCCTGCTCCGCTCCCCGCGCCAGTAGCGCGAGTGCTTCCTCGCACTGCGCGTCCTTGACGGGCTGTGGGATCACATAGTTGCCCACTTCGTCAGTATCTCGCTTGCGGGGGAAGGTCAGGCGTTGCCGTGGATCGGTAAACGCCGGCCCGCCGCCGTCCCAGAAACGATGGCGCTCCAGGTGCCGGCAGGCGGTGAGCAGCGCCTTCTCCTTGTCTGCGCTGCTCGCGCCGCTCCACGCATCGACGCGCAAACGGTCGGCGAAGTAGGTTTCCGCCTCCGCGAGGGTGACGTAGGAGTTGCTGTTCTCGCCGCCAACCGCCGCGTCAATGGCCACCTGCTACTCCTCGACTTCCTCCACCAGGCCGGGCGTGCAGAAGAGCAGGTGGATGGCATGCGCAGCCGCGAAGGGTTTCGGCGTGGGCGGCACGACCAGGATGTGCTCTCCGTAGCGCCATCGCACGTCCTCGCCAGTCTTGCTGCGCAGGTTCACGGTAAGGCCGGAGTTCGCGGCTTTCTCCAGGGCGTCCGTGCGCGCCGGCTCCTCCAGCGCCATCAAGGCGGTGAGCCTGCCCGGCTTCCCGCTCGTTGGCACGGGCGTTCGTTCTGCCGTCGCGACCGCCGCCTCGTTCACAGTCGGCTCCTGGACTGCGGCGGGATCGCTCTCGCCGTCCCCAGGCAGGACACTCGTTTCCTTTCGCATGTTGACCTCCCAGAGTTACTCCGGGGCCGGGCTGAGCCGGCCCCGGTCGTTCACTTGCCGATCGCCAGCCACTCCACGTCCACCGCGACGGTCGCCGCGATCAGCGTGCAGTCACTGGCCGCCGTGGGCTTCCAGCAGTAGAGGTTGATCTGGCCGGCGGCCGCGCCCAGGCCCCAGGTCGCCAGGGCGACCTCAAGTCCTGGAGCGGTTGATCGCTTGATCGAGACCAGCACATCCTCCACCTGGGAAAGCCCGGTGGCGATGTTGGTGGCCGACCCGGTGACCGATGTCACCCCGCGGGCGATCTTGCGCCCGTCCCGACAGTCAGAGATGATCCGCGCGACGCTACTCATCGGTCACCTCCTACTGCGCCAGGTCTTGCAGGCTCCCCATGCGGTAGGGGTTCCGGCAGACCAGCTGAGCGTAGTGGGTGATCCAGATCACGTCGGAGTCCTTGGTCTTCGCCATGGGCTTGGCCTCGAAGTCCTTGAGCACCATGTACTCCAGGAGCTCCTCGTTCACGAAGTCCATGCGGGTCTGCGGATAACCGGGCACCTTGATGAGCGGGACGCCCTCGAAGTCCAGCGCCTGGTAGCCACCGGTCAGGCTGGTCGGATTCTGCTGGCGGCGCTCGGCCCGCAGCAGGTCGCCGTAGCGGTACCACTGGGTCGAGCCAGCGTAGATCGCGGTGACCCGACCGCCCCGCGCTTCCACGGTGGACTTGACGGTGCGGATCAGCTCCTCGGTGAGGTTGCGCGGGGTGCCGCCGTTGGCGCTGACGTAGGCCTTCCACCAGGTGTAAGTCCCGCGGTCAAGACCGGCGTAGGTGCCGGTGTCGGCGATCGCGGCGAACAGCCCCGTGACGTCCTTGCCGGAGTTGCCGGTGCCGTCTGACATCAACTGGGTGTTGATGTTGCCCCGCATGTCCGACAGACCCAGATCGAGTTCGGTTCGCAGCGCGGGCACGATCATCCCGCCAGCGTCACCGACTGCCTGCGCCAGGCCGGAGACCTCCACCTCGACCTTGTTCAGCTTCCAACCGAGGAAGGCTTTCTTGAAGCCCTGGTTGCCGGCGCCGGCCCCGGAGTCGCCTTCCGCGTACGAGCCAGCCGAGGCGTTGCCAGCATAGCGCACCGGCCAGCGGACTCCCTCTCCTGCCCCCTGCTTCTGCTGGATGCGGGTCAGGAGGAAGGTGTTGGTGAACAGGGCCTCCACCCACGGCCCCTTGTAGAGCTGGACGATCAGTTCGGCCAGCGTGGTTGTGGTCGCAGCCATTTCTCACTCCTTCTTTAGCCCGCCATAGCCTTAGCGACGGCGGGTGTGCCGGGCTAGGTCACGCCGGTGCGCAATGCCTGCTCCAGGCGATCTCCGGCCTCGGCGAGATTCTTGGGGGACGGCGGGCTCTGTGGAGCCGGGTTGCTTGCCGCCCCCACGCTCTGCGGTTTCGGTTGCTGCTGTGGCTGGGAGACCAGGTAGGGCTTCTCCTTGACCAGCGTCTCGACGACCTCGTCGATCCCCGTGACCTTGCCCTCGTCATCCACCTGCACCGCGCCGAAGGGGGGCAGCGACCTGGCGATGATGAAGGCGACATCGGGATCGACGACGCCCTTGGACTGGGCGGCGAGCAGGAAGCGAGCGCGGATGGCGTCGTCCTTACGGCCGGATGCCTCTTTCTCCCGCGCCTGGCGCTCCTTCTCATAGAGCTCCTTGAAGCGCTCCTGCTCTTCCAGGGCCTTGCGCTCGGTCTCTTCCTGCGCGGCGGCGATCTCGGCCAGCCGTCGCTCGGCGCCCTTCGCGCGGGCAGTCAACTGGGCAATGCGATCCCGCACCGCGCCGGTGAACGTGTCGTCGCTCAACTCCAGGGTGCCGTCCTTGACCAGGCGGTCAATCTGCTCCTGGGTCAGTTTCACCTGGATGCCCTTCGCCTGTGTCGCCGGCGTTTGCGATTGTCCCTGGGCACCCTCGGCTTGCTGTCCCTGGGCAGGTTGCTGTCCGCCTGTGCTGGACTGGCCTGTCTGCGCGGCGGCCTGGCCCGCTTGCCCGGCGCTTGCCGACTGAGCGGCGTTAGCGCCCTGGGCGGCCTGCTCTGAGCCGACCGACTGGGCGTCGGCCTGACCCTGGCTGCCAGTTCCTTGCTGTCCCTGCTGGTTCTCGGTTCCTTCGCTCATGGTCTCCCTCCGGTTTAACGCCCCGCGGCGGGTGCGCCGGATATCGCTCCGGCGAGCGGTTATCTCATGCCCTCCGGCGGCTCCTCATCCATTGCGCCGTAGTGCTTGCGGACGTGGGCCAGCGCTGCCACCCGCGCCGAGCGAGGCCACTTCACCCCGCCGCGCGCGCCGGACAGCGCGGCTGCGAGCGCATGCACGCCGTTGCGGTTCACCACCAGGGTGTCTCCCTGGAGTTCGTGGTGCGGCCCGCCCCACTCGCTGCGGTTCTCCAGGTCAGGCACGTAGGCAAAGGCTTCCCGTATCACGGCGGCGTCGCCGTTCTCAGCAAGCCGCCGCGCCAGGGCGGCCTTGTCCACGTCGCCCCACGCCTTGTCCGAAACCGTCGAGTTGTCAATCCGGATCGCCATCTCCAGCATCTCCTGAAAAAGCAAAGAGGCGGGCTTTCTCTGAGCCGCCTGGGGCTACCAGGCACAGCTCTCAGAAAGCCCGCCTCTCGTTATCGAGTCGGCGGTATGCTATTCAGTTCACCCTATTCTATCGCACCCGGGCCAGGTGTCAATACCCTCTTCCCGCGGCCTGTGTCCCGGGCGGGGTGGTCTGCTGCGTGCCAGCGCCTTGCTGTCCGCCCCTGACCTGATCCGAGGGGGCTTGTCAATCCTCGCCGGCGCCCTCCGCCATGACAAGCATCTCCTCCATGCGCATGAGCTGGGCGCGCTCCAGGCCGCCTCGGGCTCGCCGGAGATAGCGCTGGAGGGTCCGCCGGGCCTCCGGCGTCCCAGCGGCCCGCAGAATCGCGGCGCTCGCCTCTTCCATGAAGCCGGGCCGGATGCGGTGCCCTTTCCTCCTTCCACGCAGTAGTTCGTCGATGAAATCGGACATGCTTACGGCCTCGCTTGCTGTAGTGCCAGGGCCTCTTCAGCGAAATTCACCACCACGTTGTGGTCTGGCGAGTGGCCTACGATGGCTTCTATCTCCACTGCCGTTCTCACCCCATGCTTCGTCTTTCCGTAGTAACTCTCCATGCGCTGCGATAGCTCCCAGAGCCGCTGGTCGCGAGGGGTGCGGTAGGCCAAGTCCAGGTAGAGCTTCGGGTCAATCCCGCGCATCGGCTCAAACATGGAGCGCCCGGCATAAGGCCCGCCGAGAGCCTTGGCCAGGGCCTGCTGATAATCGCCATAGCTTGCCATCCCGGCAAAGTCGCGCTTGTCCAGGCCGGAGGGAAACCCCATGATGCGCTCGAAGAGCTTCGGCGCCGTCTCGTCGGCCCCCGCGGCGGTAAGGCCTTCCTCTATCCACCTCTGCGCCGCCGTCGCGTACTCGTGGGTCTTGATTGCCCCGTCCATCCCCATAGCATGGGTTGCCTCATGCACCAGGGTGTTGAAGGAAGAGGTCATTTCCATCTTCTGGTTCCGGGAAAGCTTTGCCCAGGAAGCTGCATCGTGCTTCAACATCGCATCCAGGCGATTCCTCGCCTCCGAGCCGATGCTGATGGCGCAGTCCCAGTCCTTGTGCCCGCCGAAGGCGCCTCGACCGGTGCGCAAGTCTCCATTCCATCCATGCTTCGCGCCCACCATCTCAGCCAGCTCATCGCAAGTGCGCCCCGTCAGTTCCAGGTCTGTCTTTGGCTTCGTGAGCTTGGGCGGAGCAGCGATGGGCCGAGCGGCGGCCACGGCCTGTCCCGTGCGCTTGCCGCGCTCCGCCACGCCGAAGAAAGCCGGCCCGCTGATTGCCCGATAGCCCGTTATTGCCCGGGCCGCCTCGGTGAGGGAGCTATAGACGCGGCCCTCGTAGTAGACCTTGCCTCCTTCGAGGATGTTCACAACATGTCGTTGGCCCTTGAAGGTGCGCTCCAGGACGGTGCCCGCGGGCAGAGCGCGCAGCTCTGGCTCCGGGATGGACACCCGCGTGGGTCTGAGGCGCCCTCGCGCCGCGGCAACCCCTGCCCGCCCCGCCCGCACAAGCTGCCGCTTTCCCGCGGCCCGGGCGACGCCGGGGAACTCCTTGCGGAAGCGCCGTTGGAGTTCGGCAGGGGACTTGTTCAGGAGGTCGGGCGAGATGATGCCCCGCTTCTTCTCGTCGTCGGTTGCGAGGCGTTCCACGAATGGCGTGAGCACGTGAACGCAGTTGTGCACCACGAGTCCCTCCACGACGTAGCTGTTGTCCTCCAGCACCTCAAGGTTGAAGACCCGACAAGTACGCCACCGCTCCGGTATGTAAGAAGTAGGCGCCCACTGCGTGTCCCTGGGTGCCGCGGGAGGCGACCCGTGACCATGCACTGCCTGATCTGTGGGAAGGCCATGAGCGTCAACGCCTCGGCGAAGCAGCGGCGACGCACCTGCGGTTATGCCTGTCGGGCTGAGTTGCAGTTCCGGCGTTCGCTGGCCCGCATGGAGGAACTCGTCGGCGAGCCACTCGAGCGCTACCTGCGACGCCGCTACGAGAAGGAGTGTTGCTCCATCAACGACCTCGCGCGCGAGCTCACCGGCGGTGACGTCCACACCATCCTCAAAGCCATGCGCCGACTTGAGGTGCCAGTCCGCCCCAGAGGCCATCAGGTCAAGGGCCTCACCAAAGAGACTTCTGACCTCTATGACCTCCACTCCCTTCGGATGCAGGTGTGCAATCCCTCGCAGCTCCGCCACACCCAGATCGCGCGAGCGCGCGGCCAGGCGCTGCGGAGCCGCCGCCGGCCTTCCCCCTCGGAGAAGAAACTCGCAGATCTGCTCGCCGGAAGCCATCTGACGGAGCGATGGCGCTTCCAAATGCCGTGGCGTGGCTACGTGCTCGACTTCGCGTTCCCGGCCGTTCTTCTTGACGTGGAGCTCGATGGGAAGAACCACTGGAACTCCGACCGGCGCGCCCGTGACCGAAAGCGAGATGCTTTCCTGGCCGAGGAGGGATGGAAGGTGGTGCGCATCAGCACGAAGCGCTTCGAGTCCAACCCACGGAAGGTCTTGGCCGAAATCCTGGCCCTCCTGGCCGACCGCCAGCGGGACATGGTGGCGAGCAACATGCCCAGCCGCTATCCAGCCCCAGGGGCACAGGAATGGGTGTTCTGGTGTCGCTGACACCTGCGATTCGCCGGCCATGAGCGTGACGACCGGCCCCTCGTAGGGACGGGCGAACACTTCGGTGACGGCCCTGTAGCGACCGCGGTGAGTGAGCACCTCGTCGCCAACGCGTACCTTCTCAATCGGCACCAGGCCGTGGCGGGTCGTGACACGTTGGCCTGGCAACAGGCACCGCGGGTGAAAAGGCGGGCCGCCGTTGATGGCGGTGATCGGCGGATACACGGGGTGCGGCCCGTCGAGAGAGACGACGGCATTCTCATAGTAGCGGCAGAAGTCTTCCGCGTTGTGCGCCGATACCTGGGCGAGGGTAACGCCGTGCTCGCGCAGGCGGTTGATGGTGCCCTGGGTCATCGCCTCGCGCGTGGTCGTGCGCGCCACCATTTCGGCATAGCGGTCGAGGGGCCACTGCCGCCCTAGCGCGTCCACGAACGTCGGCCTGCCCGCAGCAATCAGCCGCTGCTCCAGTTCGCGGCTGACCTCAATACGAGCGCGGCCGGCGGCAATCCCCCTGGCAACAGCGAGCATCCCCTCCCGTCGGAAGACGTCGTCCACGCGGCGGCCTATCTGCACGAGTGCCGCGCTTGTGGTCTGCAGCATAGACTCCATGATTGCCCGCGCGGCCTCTCGGTGCACCTGGGAGAAGACTTCTCGCTCGCGGCGGCCTACTACCGTTGTTCCGCGTCGGCGCAGGTTGATTCCCGCGCGGCGGATGTTGCGAACTCCTTCGTCGGCGAACTCAAGCCCGATGTCGTAGGCGCGGGGGATGTTGAACTCTATCCAGGCAGCAGCCTCGTCTCCGAGATCGGCGAGGATAGTCTGATACTGGCGCAGCAGGGCGACGGCCCGGCCTCGCTGCCCGGCGAGCGTCGCCGCGTCCGCGAGCACGTCCATCATGTCTGCCGCCCCGTCCCGATAGAGAGCAGCCAGAGAGTTGATCTCGCCGGTGAATGCTCGCCGGAACTCCTCAACTCGGCGACGGCCGATGGGTGGAGGCACGCTTCAACGCTCCTCACGACAGGCACTGACACTGGGTCCACAGCCCCGAAACCGGACTGCGCGCGGCACATGTCGGATCACACAGATCCACCACATGCAGCTCACCCCTCTGCCCCGGCCTCCGGCTGCTCCTCTGTGCGGGCTTCCTGCCCCTTGCGACCGCCAGCCCCGGTGAGAGCCACGGCCTGCCCGGTTTCCTCGGCGATCCGCGCCACCTCGGCCTCGACCGCGTCCGGGCCGTCCAGGCGGCGCACTGAGGACTCGACCGAGGTGTTGCCCGAGGCCAGGCGCTGGCTCTCGATCTCCACCATCTCCACCATGTCCTCTGGCAGCCCATCCGCCCACTGGATGGTCGGCTCGGCAGGCTCGTATTCGCCGGACCCGTGAGTCACATCAAGAACCTGGGCGGTGAGGAGCGCCGCTTTGAGCGCGGTATCGTAGTAGAGCCGCTTGCGGTTGATCTTTGCCAGGGTGCGCAGCAGTCGAAGCCGCAATGCCCGGCCGCTTTCGGCGACTCCGAACTTGTCCAGCCCGAAAGCCGACGGCGCGGTCTCGGAGAGCATGAAGAGCAGGTCGAGCAACTTCTCGAACTGTGTGAAGGCCGCGGTCAGGTGGGCGTCCCAGGTGATGTAGGAAGGAGGCTGATCGCCCGGCCCCAGCTCGATGGTCTCCATGTGGTCGAACCGAATCTTCCCATCTTCGTCCACGAAGCCGGGCGGCACCACGATCTTCGGAGCCACGTGCTTATCCAGCACTTCATCGATCTGGGAAACGCGGTTATTCAAGGACTCGAAGAGCGACTCAAGGCCCTCATAGTCGCTGATCCCCCAGAACCGCGAGCCGTACCGGAAGTTGGGGACGTGGAAGATCGGGATGTGATCCAGGCCGGTCTGTTCCTCTTCGGGCAGGTCCTGATAGGCTTCGAGGGTCTTCAGGGGAATCTGCTGGAGCGCCTTGCCGCCAATCGTGATCGTCGCGGCCTGGCTTCCCGCGACGGACAGAGTGGAGACGCTGCCCAGATCGAAGAGCTGGTGGCGGATGACGCCTGGCTCGTGCACCTCGGCTCGCAGGTAGGCGCGCTTGGCATCCTTGGGATCGCGCTTCACCCAGGCAAGGGTGACGCGGATCACCTTGCGCACATCATCGTCATCCAGTTCGGGGAAGTAGATGCTGGCGGGGACCTCTTCAATGATCGACTCTGGTTGCTCTGCTTGCGGAGTCCGCTTCCCCCAGCGCACCTTGTAGACTGCATCCCCCCGGAACGAGTTGGACAGGGCCGATTCGTAGTTGACGGCGTGCAGGTTATTGCGACTGACGACCTGGGCCAGCGCTTCCTGCGCCTTCTCATCCTCCTGTGTTGCCAGGCCCGCCTTGAGCGAAGCCGAAAGGAAGTCTGGCTGCTCCCCGAAAAGCAGGTCAGCGGAAAGCCGCGAGATCAGCCCGGCGAAGTTGGCCACGATATAGCGCTTCATCTGGTAGGGCTGCGGCACCACGGCAAAGACCAGCTTGTGCTGCCCCAGGAACAGCCGCTCATACCGCTGGTAAGTGGCGATGCGCTCCTGGTGCCCCTTGGGCGGGTAAGTGCTCAGGTCAAGTGCCACTACATATCTCCTTTCCGCTGGGAAAGCAAAAGCGAGCCGAGGTCCTGTCAGGGAACCTGCGGCTCGCCTCCGGTTATCCGGTCGCCGAGCGTCTATTCGATTGTCAGCATTTTATGCCCGGGGTCTCCCAGCGTCAAGCAGTGGTTGTGCCACAGAATCTCTGTTGCAGCAACTGAAAGTCCTCCTCCAGCCGATCATGATAGTCGGGAAGATATTCGAGGATGACGTTCCCTTGCCAGCCATACCCGATCAAAGCTTCCACAACCTGCAGGCACTCGTCATCGATTGGCAGGTGATGCGTTCTGTGGCCGCCCTTGCCGGAGAGATGGACGGTGGAGACATGCGGGTGGTACTCATGCACGATCCGCCACACCACTTCCGTGTCATGAAGGTGGGCGACATCCAGCGTCATCGGGCGTGCAAGTCGCATGATGTCGTCGACGCTGAAAAGTCGCTTGCCTCCCATGAAGGTTTCCAGACAGAAGCTCACCGAGTAGGCCGCCTCGATTCCCCGGCAGGTTTCCAGTACCCTATGCTGGGTTTCGGGCACCGGCCGATCCTTCTGAAACCTGCTGGGATGAACGGTGATCTCGCGGACTCCGAGGAGGCTGGCGAATCGGCCCACCTCCTCCGCCCAGATCCGGAAACCTGGGTCGGCGAGCCTGCCCTGTGGAGCATGAACGCTGAGGATCGGCGTCCGCCATTTCAGGAGTAAGCCAGCGAGTTCGGTGAGGTGGGGATGGATCAGCTCGTAGTCGGTCATCTTGTATGGCAGCGCGAGTTCGATGGGAATCTGACACTCGCGATAGCGCGGGGTGAACTGCTCGAGCGTGTTGAATGATTGCCTGATCCCGAATCTGATCATGTTACGTCGGGGAATCCTCCCAGAGCCTGACTTCCAGTTGCTCCAGGAGCGCATTCAGGCGCTCATAGGCATCGCGAGTCACGATGGCACGCTCCTCCGGATCGGCGATCTCAAGAAACTCAGCGACCGCGACCGGCCCGAAATGCTCAGGTGAGAGGAACTTGCTCCGTATCTTCGACAAGCCTTCAGCCACCAGCCGCTTGTCGACATGAGGCCGGAAGGCCTCCACCAAGGCAGCAACACCTCCTGGGTAGTTGGCGACGCAGTAGAAGATGTCGTAGCAATCCTTCTCCTTGCGCCGGTCATGAAGAGCCATCCCCTTCATCACGAGGAAGGCCACTACGTCTGCGACCTTCACGGTCACCGTGTCAAGCGCACCGTTCGGCAGCCGTCCCTCGACGCGAACCTGGACGCAGTGGTCGAAGACCAAGTCAGCCCCACGTGCTTTGCGGGCTCGGACATCCTGGACGACCTGCGTGCGGCGGCCCTTCCCGGTCCCCCCGTACTCTCCGGCCAGGAGATCAACTTCGACCTCGACCGGCGGGCCATCTCCGATGGTGACCACCTTGAAGAATCGGAAGGGCTGCTCGTGGTCTTGTCGGTAGCCGCGCGCCTCAAGCGCCTTGAGGAACGTGCTGTAGGTATCGTCTGAGATGTGCGCAAAGTCTATGGCCAGATCCACGTCCAAGGTGCCCGCTGGCTCTGTGTCTGCATCGCGGAGGATCAGGTGCGGCACCCAGCCGCCGATGACCGCGATGTGTTCGCGGAACTCGCCGAGCATGCCGAACAACTCGATGAGCACCGAAAAGGCCGCGTCTACTGCTCTGGCTGCGTAGTCTGATCTGGTTCTGGGTTCCATCGCGGCCTAATGCGCCTTTCGTAGAGGAAGTCTGCGGCCTCTTCGCCACGGCCCTTGTAGCTCTTCAAGTCGAGGTAAAGTTGGATGTCCGACACGACCTTCGCTCCCCCGACGTCCTGGAGACCATAGAAGACGCCCTCATCGTAGGGGCGGAGCAGGATCACGTTGGCCCCCGTGGGGACCGCCTTCAACTCCAATGCCGCTGCAATCTCATTGAACTTGGAGAGCCTGCGCAGCAGGTCGAGCTTCAAGTCCTGCTCGATATCCTCTCGGTCGTCCTTGGTGAACCCGGCCCGGCCGACTAACTGCCAGGCCTTGTGTCTGATGAGCTGAACGGCATAGTCCTCGAGTCTCTCATCAACGAATGCAAAGGCGCGGTCATAGCGAGCGAAGGGGGCAACCCGGCTTGCACCCGAGAACAGGGCCAAGCCGTAGCGCATGCCTCTCCGTTCACACTCCGCGGCAAGGCGCTCCTCCACCTCTGGAATGCGGAGCATCGAGTACAGAGACCGCACGTCGTTCACTTCGTAGGTGTAGGCCTGCGCCCAATCGCGAAGGAGGTCTTCAGGTTTCGCCAGCCAGAAGCGGCGGCGCTCTTCGCCCAGCAGGTCTTGTTCGAGCAGCGCCCGCTTCAAGTTGGACGTCTGCGCAAGACTGATCCGCGCTTCGGCCGCCAAGTCGCGGACATACCATCGCCGGGCAGGGTCAGCGAGTAGAACACGTAAGACCCGCGTGGACCGCGGTGAGAACAACGCCCTCCGAAGTCTCCGCACGGGCGAGGGATTGGGATATCCGGTCTTCTCAATGAACACCTGGTCAAAGGCGAGCAGAACATTCCCAGCCAGATCGAGACAGCCGACCCCGAACTGCTGGCAGAGAGCCCGGCCCCGGTCGCTTATGTAGGGAGCAGCCACCACCCCGTAGGCATCTGGCACACTCGCGACATAAGCCTTGAGCTGCTCTCCGGCATCACGCAGGGTCCTCGGAAGACCCTCTGTCTTCACCTCCACCAGGAGCCGGCGCGCTCCGACGGGCGTCTGAATCTCCACCACCAGGTCGGAGACGCGCCCGGGCGCGATGGGGACCTGCTGCTCGATCCGCAACACATCCACGAATGGCACTTCCTCCAGCACCTCACGAAGGCGCTGGGCGGTCTCTGCTGTCAGATTTCTCTCTTTGATCGCTGGCATGGTCTGCTCCAACCTGACGGTGAACAAAGTCGCCCTGGCGAACTGCCAAGGTGTTTCGGCAAGTCGCCAGTTTCACCGTCTCGGTGAAACTATACCATATACCGAAACAATGGTCAAGATAGCTGGAGCAGGGTGGGCCAGGAATTCGGGAGCCAGGCATGCAGGCTCGCGTGATTGCCGTCACCTGACGAGCTTGATCTTCTTCACCGCCGCCTCCGACAACCGCAGCCGCACCAGGTCTGGGTCGCCCGCGTGCACGTCGAGTTCCTCGATGGTGCAGTAGGGATTCTCGGCGAAGAAGTCCAGCAGCGCCGCCTGGGCGGCGGAGACGACTCGCAGCTCACAACCGGCGGGCAGTTTCACTGGCAACTCGCCGCTGATCTGGAGGAGGGCCTCTCCCAGAGACTTGAGACTCGTGGCTGGTGCTTTCAACGTTTGCATTGCCTCTTCCCTACCATCCCGCCGGTCGTTGAGTCGTGCCGCGAGACACACCCCGCTTGCGCGCTTGCCAGGCGATCCCGGCTGCCATCACCCGGTCGTCGAACTTGCCCTCCTGCGCCTCCTGCGAACCCGTGTCTGTCGTGACGAAGGTTAAGCACTCGTCGACCAGGTCGGGCGAGTGAACCAAGGGATGCTCGCCTGCGATTGCCGCCGCCAGGTCATCTACCAGGATGGGCTTGGTGGCCTGGTCGGTGGGCCAGCCGAGCATGGGCTTCCCTTTGCCCGTCTGGTCGTAGCGCACGTGGTAGTAGAGCCGCGGGTAGCGGCAGACGTTGCGCAGCGTGTTCAGCGTCGAGTGCCCGTGGTTGTTACGCTCGACCGCTACCGTCGCCAGGTTGTAGAAACGGCCCAGAGCGTCCAGCAGGCAGCCGAAGCGATCCGGCGCAATGCGCCCGTGGAGTTCGGCGACTTGCTCCCCGGTCTCCCGGTCAACCACACAGGCACAGGAGGCGTCGCCGCCGGCCAATCCCTCGCCCACGTCCGCACCGACGACGTAGAGCCGCCCCTTCTCGGGTCGCTTCCACACCGACAGCCGGGCCGGCGCAACCCCGATGTCCTGCCCTCGCGCATCCTTGAGGGCAGCCAGCATCTTTGGCGCGGGCTCGGCGACGATGCGAGCCTGGATTGCCAGCAGCGACTGGGTGTCGAAGCAGCAGCGCCCGCTGGCGAGGAAGCAAGTCACATCATCCTCAGGGTATTCGGCCTTGAAGCGGTCTCGAAGCTGCCGCTGCTTATCGCGCCGCCAACGAATCTGATCGTCGTCGAGGCTCCACGCGCGTTTGAGCCGCGTCTCCTCCTGGCTGAGGTCGGTCAGTGGCTCGCCCGCGATCCGATAGGCCGGGTCTTCCCACCAGACATAGAACGCCGTCGCAAAGTCATTGCCGCCGCTTTTGGCCTCGGTCCAAAGGCTGTGAAAGAAGTTGCCCATCCCATTTGCGGTGGACTCGATGACGATTCGGCCACCGGTGGGAACCGCTTCCGTCAGCGCAGTCAGGGCTTCTTCAGGCTTCGGCCAGAAGGCGAACTCCGAGCAGTGCAGGTTGTTGATGGTCTGGCCCCGTCCGAACGTCAGGCTGCCGGCGGTGCCCACGTAGAACTGGCTGTTGATCTTCGGCCACAGGAACTCTCTGCGGTTGGAGAAACGAGGCGGCCCTACTCGTCGGCGCTCCTCCTCTGGCAGCCGCTCCCAGAACAACTGCACGATGCGGAAGATCTTCTCGCTGGAATCGGTATCGTGCGCCACGATCACCGAAGTCGTATTCAGTCGCAGCAAGGTGTCCGCGAAGAACAAGCCGCAGATCAGCGTCGTGAAGCCGAGCTGCCGCGGCTTCAGAATCATGTCCCGAAGCGTGCGGTGAGCCCAGTAATCTACCTGGGCCGCGTTGAGCAGGAACGGAATCACTCGTCTATCCTTCGTGCGAATCCACAGGTTCGCTTCGATCCACGGCCTGGGATTCCGCCGCTCCTCCAGCAGGGCCGCCAGCCGGGCCTCCAGCGCCTCTCGCACACGCGCGGAGGAAGGTAAGGGCAGATTCGGCCTCGCTGTCGCTGAGTTGTCGCAAATCGAGGTCACCAAGCAACACCTCCTCCGGAACCTTCTTCATCAGTCCAAGGGACTGCAGGATGCGCAGCCGTTCCCCGATGGATTTGAGAACGAGATTGAGATAGCCCACCCGCGCCAGCGAGCCGTCGGGAGCGGCCATGCAGTCGGTCCAGGCCTGCCGCACGATGGCGTCCAACTCCGAGACCGCCTGCAGACCGGCGTCCACCACCGCTTTCTCTGAAGCCGCCGAAAGGGCCACCGCGGACTGCCCGCGCGCTCGCATCGCCGCCAGGTCGCGGGTGATGGTGCGCCGAGAGATGTTCATGAGCTGGCCGACCTCGTGTTCGGTCAGTTTGCGCACCACGCGCAAGTGCCAGACCCGTTCTTGCCGGCGCGCAATCGCCTCCCGTTCTTCCGGCGTCCCTCGCGGCATCAGCTCATCACCCCCCTGGGCGCGTCATTTTGCGCCATTATCCCGCCTCCGGGCGCCTGGGAAACCGCGCCCCGTCGCCCGCGCGGATCGCCTCCTTGCCCGTCATCCGTTGCCAGCGCTCGATGGTGACGTCGCAATAGGCCGGCTGCAATTCGACCGCGCGGCAGCGTCGTCCCAGCCGTTCGGCCGCGATGAGCGTCGTGCCCGCGCCGCAGAACGGCTCCAGGATGAGACCGCCCGGATCGGAGTGCAACTTCAGGCACCGCTCCGGCAACTCCACCGGAAACATCGCCGGGTGCACGTCGTTCGCGGGCACCGTGTTAATCTTCCAGACGCCTGCATATCCCCAGGCCTTGCGCTCCCCCTGGGTCAGCCGTTGCACGAAGCGATGCTGCGCCCGGGCGAAAGCCGTGACGAAGGCGTAGGGTCGCTCCTCGGGCATTTCCAGCGTGGCGGTCTCATCCGCGAAGGTCGCCACATATTCATACTGCTGTGCCGGTTTGTTGGAGACGAGGTGATAGGGCCCCACCCCGAAGTTCAAGCCCTGCTTCTCCCAGATGCGAATCCAGATGGGCCGCATCCCCGCCTGCATGAAGAGTTGAATGGAATAGGCGAGCGTGGGCTCGATGAACTGCGTGCCGGTGGCATATAAGTCCACCATCTGCCAGCAGACGATCTCGGCATACCGGCCCAGGTTCTCGATTACCGGCTTGACGGTCTCGAACCAGGGCGCGATGCCCTTCTCTTCATATTCCTTGCCCACACCATACGGAGGCGAGGTGATAGCCAGTTGGGCTTTGCTGCCTTCCAGAAGTAACTCCAACGTGTCCGGATCGCGGGCATCCCCGCAGATCAGCCGGTGCTCGCCCAGCTCCCAGATGTCTCCACTCTGGGTGAAGGGCTCGGCTGGCGGCTCACCCGGGCCCGGGTCGATCATCCCGGATTCCTGTCCGGTCTCCAGACGGGAGAGAAGCTCACGCAGCGAATCTTCATCCCAGCCGGTGGAATCCAGCGTGCCCGCCTGCTGGCGCTCCTGCAGCAGTCGAGCCAGGATCTGCTCGTCGTCAACTGCGAGACGGACTGTCTCGTTGTCATCGAGCAGGTAGGCTCCCGGATTGCTGCCGGTATAAACCTTGACCGCCACTTCGAGCCAGCCAGCAGCCTTTGCGGCCACGAGCACCCCATGCCCTGCCAAGATCACACCCTCCGGTGTCACCACGATGGGCTTCTGCTGGCCGTGGCGCAGCAGACTCGCTCGCAGCACCTGTATCTGCTCCGGCGGATGCGAGCGGTAATTGCGAGGGTTGGCCTGCAGGCGCGCGATAGGCCAGAGTTCCACTTCGTATTCGATGTCGGCTGCTGCTCGCTCAGTCATCGCCTGTCTCCGCCTCTGCCCTCTCTTCTGAACAAGCCTGCCCCGATACGAAGTGGCTGCAGATCGCCGCCAGGCATTCCCCCCGCCGTGCGCCTTTTCCCAGTTGCTGTTTCGCCTGACGCATGGCCGCCTCGAAGTAGTCATGCTCCTTGCCCAACAGCACGACCGTCACCGGAACAGGCGCTTCTGCCGCCTCCCGCATGGCCTGTTCCTCCAGCTTGCCTTGCAGGTCGGCCGGAAGCTTCAGCAGCTCCAGCGAATCCCGCAGTTGGCTCTCCGACCAGGGCAGCATGTTCGCCAGGTCATCCACCGAGTAGGTGCGGTTCAGATTATGCACCAGGTTGGCGAGCCGGACCGGGACCGGCTGGCCGCGCAGGTAGTTGAGTTGCAGTCCTCTGACTTTCGCTTCTTCAGGCGAGATGTGCCAGACCTCACAGGGCAACTCCTCCAGGCCGAGGTCGCCGGCTGCCTTCCACCGGTGGTAGCCGTCAACCAGCAGGAACTCGCCTTCGCGGTCTGGATCGGGCATGACCTTGAGCGGCTCCATGATGCCCTTCTCCCGAATGCTCTCCACCAGCTTCGGATAGTTGGCTGGGTCGAACGCGTTGGCGTTCCAGTCATTGGGTCGAATGCGCTCTCGCAAGATCATCTCAGGCACGGTCCACACCTCCCGAAAGCAGACTCTCCAGGTCGTCCGTGATCAACAGACCCAACGTGACAGCCTCCTCATGCTCTCGCCGCGCTCCCTTGCTCTGCTCCCAGCCGGGCAGCAGTAGGATAGCGTCACAGGCTGCCAGCCACTCCATGCCCAGCCGCAGGAAGTCGTCGTAACCACACGTCTGCTCCCACCCAGCGGTCATCGTGTGCGGGCAGAACGGCGTGTGCCCTGCCTTGAGTAGCCGCTGCGCAGCCAGGCTCGCACGTCGAATGTTCTCCAGGCGCGACTCATCGCGTCCGTCTTGTGGGGTGTAGGGGCCTGCCACGTAGACCTTCATCTCAGCATCTCTCCAGCGAGTATGATGAACTCGCGGTTCGCCTCCCGCTTTGCCTGGGTGGCCACCGCGTTCATGTGGGAGTAGGCGATCTCCACTGCTCGCGTCGGACGGAAGCGCTCGACCGCCCCCCGCACCGCACCGAGGTCGGCCACCGCGTTCCCGTAAGAGATCACCCAGAGCGGGTAGGCTCCACACTGCTCCAGCAGCGAAGCGAAGTGGTTCAGCCCATTGCGCTCCGAAAACGCGCTCGTCTCATGGCGCTCTCCCAGTATCTCGTCCAGGACGCGATATTCCTCCTCGTAGGAAAGCGTGCCGCTATAAGGCGGGTCGAGGTAAAGCACCTCTGCCCCCTCGCCGGCGCGGATGGTCTCCAGCGCATCGCCCTTCATCGTCTGGCACGGCTGTGAGCCACGCGCTATCGCCCGGTTGATATCCTTTGCCAGCGCCCGCACTGCCGGCAGCGGGTGGCTCGCGTTGGCGGCGATAGCGTGCTTGTAGGTCGCCTTGATGTCGTCCCATCGCTCTTCTGCAAAGGGCCGGTTGAAGGCGCCCGGTGACGAAAACTTCGAGTGCGGCCGCAGCCAGTAGATGTACTTCACCAGCAGCAAGCGCAGCAACGCTTTCTTCATCTCGTCCTCGACCTGCTCGACAACCACAAAGGCATTGTCGAGAAAGCACGCCGCGGCCAGCGCGAAGCAGTCCGGCACATAGCGCTCCTCGATCAGGTGTCGGTTGCCCTCGGCTGGCACGAACAGCCGCAGCAGGTCTTCCTGGTTCAGCTTCACGCCGTCATTCTCAATCAGCGCCTTCCCGATAATCACGCTCCGCTCGGCCAGATCGGCACACAGCACGCCGAAGCCCTGCGCCTTCGCGTATAGGCTCACGCTGCCTCCGCCCAGGAACGGGTCGACCAGCCGCAGCGACGGCCATGTCTCGCGCGGATGCACCCGCGCTATCTCTCGGAAGATGCGCGGGCAAAGCCGCCTCTTCCCGCCGAAGTATGGTGGCAGCGCCTCAAAACCACGCCAGGGCATCAGGCCGCCCTCCGCATCGCAGGTTGGAACAGATCGCAGCGCACTTCCTCGAAATCCATCGCATCCAGCCACTCCTGCGGCAGCGCGTGCGGCTCGCCATCCATGCGGTGGCGCAGACAGGTTGCGTAGACTGCTCCGTTCACATGCACCCTCGGCCCCTGGTACCTGCATCGTGCACATTCGGTTTTCCGGTTGCAGCGTCTATTCATCATCGCCGCCCTTGACGCTCGGATCGCTACCATGCGCCAGCCAGACCAGCCCGCACAGAGCGTAGCCCGCGATGTCGCTCAGCAGTTCTCGCCACTCTCCTTCCGGTGCCTCGCCGCGCTCCACGAAGGTATCGAATCTGGCCAGCTTGTCCTCCAGCCGCACCAGCAGGCCGGCGAGCCCGCGCTTCCGCCAGCACTTGAGAGCATCGGCACCGGCGTAGGCCGCATTGCGCTGACTCACCAGCATCGCTACGGCCTCAGTCTGTGCAGCCAATGCGCGCTTGAACTCCCTCCGACTCATTGCCGGGTTGACCTCAGTGCGTCGCATTCTCGAAGGCTCCAGCCAGCGACCGCTGCGCGGTCCGTCGTTTCATCTGCGCCTGATACTCATCGCAGATATCGATCCCAATCCACCACCGCCCCAGTTCCTCCGCCACCTTGAGCGTGGTGCCGCTGCCGGCAAAAGGATCGAGCACCAGCGCCGGACGTGTCGGCCAGCGCTCGAGGATCTCCGCCGGCCACCTGTCTGCTTCTATCTCTCCCGCGCCGGCGCACTCTGGGCACGGTTCGTCCACAGGTTCTCTCTGCAGTCGCACCAGGTGCGGGTTGTTCGCCTGGTAGGGCGACTTGTTCTGCTCGGCGGTGTTCGGGCCGGCCTCCGGATATTCCAGAGCTTGCCCGGTGCCGCCGCACTGTTCGCAGGTGACCACGACTTCCTCCGGCTGCCCATGACAGGTGCAGGTCGGCTGCCAGCCGAGCGTTGTGACGCGATACCTCGCAACCTTGCCGAGAGTGCTGGACTCGTCGCGCTCCTGCCCACCCGGCGGCCGACCCTTGGTCGAGTAGTTTCCGCCCGGCCCGTTCGGATAGCCGGTGTTATCGATCTCCCGTTGAGTCTGCCGCTGCCAGGGCGCGCCGCAGTCTGCACAGACCTTCGGCGGTGATCCGGCCAGGATGCAGCGCCGGGGCAATTCGGGAGGGAAGACCGCAAAGTGCGCGCCGGGATAGCCGACGGTCGAGAATCGCCAGACTGAGCGCAGGTTTGCCCCAAGCGGATTCGGGCCCTTTTCCCGGATGCGACTCTTCGTATCACCAGGAGACTGAGCGAGAGTTCCCGCCGCGTCCTTCTGGTGGCGAGGGACGTAAGGTTCCCACGTCGTCTGTTCCGAATACGGTTCGCGCACCGCATCTGCGTCGTAGAAGTAGCGCTCGCTCTTCGCGAGCAAGAGCACGTATTCGTGTCCTTCGGTTGGACGATCCTTCACCGACTCGGGCATGGGGTTCAGCTTGTTCCAGATCACCACGGATCGTATCCACCACCCGTCCGCCTGCGCCGCTAGTGCCACCCGAAACGGGATGAGACACATATCTTTCGGTTTGAGTGACGCGTGATTGCCCGTCATCGGCGGCCGATCGGTGAAGCCATCCCACGCCGCCCGGGGAATGCGCTCCTGGTGCGAGGACCGCTGTCGCCCGCGTCGGCTGCCGTAGTTGCCCCAACTCCCGAAGAAGGTGTCGCCCAGGTTCCACCAGACCACTCCGTCGGGGCGCAGCACACGGCGGATCTCGCGCAGGACGTAGACCGTGTGCTCCACGTACATCTCTGGCGTGGGCTGCAGGCCGAACGGCCCGCGCCAGGCGCCGCACTTCGCGCACGCGGAGTCCTCTCGCCAGCGGGCCGCTTTCAGCCGCGCGGCGTTGCCTTCGCCGGCCTCACTGAAAGCCTCCCTGCTGCCCCTGGCGAGCGACTGCTCGGCGTAGTAGCGGCGCGAGGCCCACTCGTGCTCGCAGTCGGGATCGCCGCCCCACACCGCCTCCTGCTGGCCGTCATAGCGCCGTAGCCCCCAGTAGGGCGGGGACGTGACAACACACTGGACGCTCTCTGCCTCCATTTCTTGCAGCACATCCACGCAATGGCCTATTCGGACTTCCCGCATATGGTCTCAGCGAGCTTGTTGTGAATCCGACAACGCAGGTGATCTCGCTCTCGGAGCAACTCGACAACCCTGTCTTCGAGCAAGCGGATGGTGGCGTCGCGCTCGCGGCACCCCAGACACGCCGTGCGCCAGAGCCTGCCACAGAGGAACGCCACTGGCAGCCCGCCGCATACGAGCGCGGTGATCACCCAGGCCGCCGCAGGCGAAAGGATGAACGCCCAGAAGTGCCAGTAGATATAGCCGAACACGTAGAACAGCATGAGAGCGAGGAAACCGGTTTCGGCGATACGCCCCCACCGCACACGACGAACTGTCCTCCGGAATGTGGTCTGCATAATGTCCTCGTGTGAAGAAGAACAGCCCCGGCCCGAAAGCCGGGGCGAGTCGCAGCAGTTTATGCGGCGACCAGGTTCACGCGGCTGCCTTCCGCGTTCTTCGTGACGTCGAAGCGGAAGGGGAACAAGTCCTTGAGTTCCTCCACGTGGGTGATGACCAGGATGGTGGCGAAGCGCTCGGCCACCTTCTGGAGGCACTCGACGAACAGCGCTCGCCCTTGCACGTCGAGGGGAGCTGCTGTCTCGTCCAGAACAAGCAGTTCGCACCGCGCGCCGGCCCGGCTGGCCAGCAGCACGGACAGCGCGATGCGGAGCGCGAGGTCGACGCGCATCGCCTCGCCGCCGGAGAAGTTCTCGTAGGAACGAGCGCCGCGCTCGTCGGCGATGATGATGTCCAGCGTCTCCTGGAGCGTCTTCGCCTTGGTCTCCCGCTGAGAGCGCAGCTCCAGGGACATGCGGCCGTCGCTCAGCACCGACAGCACGTCGTTGGCGACCGCCTCAAGGTCAGGCACGGCCTTCTCGATAAGGAGAGCCGGGATGCCCTGCTTGCCGAAGGCCTGCGCCAGCACTTTGAGCACCTGCAGGCGGCGCTCGTTCTCGCGCAGTGCAGCCGCAAGCTCCTCGGCTTCCTTGGCTGCTTGTTCAGCAGCTCGCAGGCGCTCCTCGAGGCTTCCGCGCTGCTGTCGGAGGGACTGGACGCGAGCCTGGAGATCGCCAATCGCTGCCCGCGTCTCCTTGAGGCTGCGCTCCACCTGGGCGAGCATCGCGTCCCAGTTGCGCTGGGGTCCGAGTTCCTTCTCCAGGGCCGCCTTGCGCTCCGCGATCTGCTTCGCCTCGGCCTGAATCGCGCCGAGGTTGACCTGCACCTCAGCCATCTGGGCTTCAGCGCGTTCCACTCCCCGCAGAGACTGCTGGAGTTCCTGGAGCCGGCCAGCCTGCCGCTTGGCCTCGGCATGCTCCTTCGGGTCGTAAGCGATCTCCACGCGCTGCTCAGCGATCTCTCGCAAGCGCGCCGCCTCTTCGTCTCCGGCCGTGTGCGCCTGGAGTTCTTGGATCCGGCGCTCGTCTTCAGACCACGGCTGCTCCGACTGCAAATCTCGCTGGCGGCTTTCAAGCGTAGGCAGCGCCGATCTCGCTTCACGGGCCTGGGCAATCAGCGGGCACTTGTCTCGGATGGCGAGGAACGACGGGCGCGTTGCTTCGTCCACCGGATTGGCGCAGGGCACCTTGTCCAGCACTTCGCTCTGCTTGGTGAGCAGCGCGACCTGCTGCTGCAAGCTCTTGCCCTCGCGCTCGTGGGCACTGCGCAAGTGGGCCACGCGCTCTTTGAGCGCCTCGACCTTGCGGGCGTGCTCCGCCACCGCCGACTGTTGGCGCTGGCGAAGCAGTTCGGTCTCGTGGAGCAGGCGCTCATCCTCCTGGCGCTTTGCCTCGAGTTCCTGCGCGTAGATATGCGCCTCTTCGGCCCGCCGCAGGCCTTCGAGGATGGCCGGCTTGTCTTTCGCAGTCCGCCGCAGCGACTCCAGCCGGGACGCAGCTTCGCCTATGCCCGCTTGCGCCCGTTGCGCCCGGGCGGCAAGATCGTCAAGTTCCTTGCGGCGAGCGCGGTCGGCCTCACGATCGGCCAGCAGCGCCTCTTTCGCCTCCTGCGCCTGGGCAAGCTCGCCCTCGATGGCCGCCGCTTGGCGCGCCACGTCGCCCTGTGTCGCCTCGTTCTGAGCGATCTGCTCCCGTAAGCCGTCTACCGCAGCACCCGCCGCACGTAGCGCCTCGTGGCGCGCTTTCTCGCCTTCGATCCGCGCCGCCAGGTCGCGCCCCATCTGCCGCGTCATCTCGGCACGGCGCTCCCAGGCGGCGAGGTCGAGGATATCGGAGAGCACCTGCTTGCGCTCCGCAGGCTTGGCTTGACTGAAGGCGGCGACATTGCCCTGATTGGCGCAGGCCGTGACGGTGAACAGGTCGTCGGTCAGGCGCAGCATCTGCTCGATCCGTCCCTGGGTCTCGGCCACGCTCTTGCCGTCCAGCACTGTCCAACCATCGCCGTTCGATCCGCCTTCGCCAAGGCTTTGGCGGGCAAGCATCTGGAAAGAGAGCAACGTGCTGCCGCTCCCCTTGCGACTGCGCTGGCGAGACACCAGGTAGGTACCCTGGCCCAAGGCAAAGGCGAACTCGACCCGGCAAGCCTGCTCGCCTTCCGTGATCACGCCGTCGAGACCGCCGCGGGTGTGGCCGAAGAGGGCAAAGCGCATCGCGTCCACAACGCTCGACTTCCCCGCGCCGTTCCGGCCGCTCAGCACCGCGAGGGTGACGCCGTCGAACTCGATGGTGTGCTCGCCGCGATAGGACAGGAAGTTGTCGAGGGTCAGCCGGACCGGTCTCATGCGGCACCTCCTTCTTGCAGCGCCTGCTCCACGGTGCGCGCTTCGGCAATGAGAGCCTCCGTCATCGGTTGAAGGTCGGGGCGCTGCTCGAGCCAGGCCTTGAGCGTATCCTCCAGCGCCATCTCGGACGAAACCTCGACGGCCCTGCGGCGCACAGCCTCAGCACGCTCAGTCTCGACCTGGTATTCGTGCACGCCGGCTGCTTCGAGTTCGCGGCGCAGCGCGTTGAAGTCCACATCATTGGCCTGAGGGATTCGCACCCGCACGATTGCGCCGGCCAGCTCCTCTGCTGGAGGCAGGGCCGCGCCGTCGCCGAGTTCCACGGTGATGAATCGGCGGTAGGGCGTGCTGATGCGTTTGACATCCCCGATACCCTGGGGCTCGAGGGACACAAGGAGATAGCCTTTCTCCTCTCCCTCTTCCCCGAAGGTGACCGCTTCGGGAGAGCCGCAGTACCAGACGTGCGGCAGCCCGCCGACCATCTGCGGCTTGTGAATATGGCCGAGGGCGAAGTAGCAGAAGGGGAGAGCGGACAGATCGTGGGCGTTCAGCGTCCATTCCCCTCCGAGCATCATGAGTCGGTTCTGGCCGCCCGCCTGCGCCAGGTCGACCGAGAAGTGGCCCAGCAGTATCGCGGGAATGCCAGGAGTGAGCTGCGCGGCCAGTCCCCGCAGGCAGTCCATCATCTTCTCCCGCACCAGCTCGTTGAGCTGGCCCGGGTCGAGTTTGCGGTTCTCTTCACTCGCAAGCAGCAGCTGCTTGTTGGGCCAGGGCAGGCACGCGATCTGAAGGTCAGCCTGCTTCGCCGTGCACGACCGCAAGAAGTCGCGCTGTTCGGTCTCAAGATGCTGGAAGAACAGCAGCGTTGGCTGGTCGATTACTGCCAGCCCCTCGGTCTCCCGCAGCAGGTCGAGGGCATGCTGTTCCACCGGAGACCGGGGTGCGTCGTGGTTGCCAAGCAACAGCACCACGGGCACCCCGGCCTCCAGGGCCGGCCCGACCGCCTCGCGGAAGAGCCGCACTTCCGTGGGCGTGGGCCGACAGCCGTGAAACGCATCGCCGGCGTGAAGGATCGCCTGCGCCCCCCGAGCGAGACCATCCTCGACGGTGAACCGCGCGCAGCGGTAGAAGTCCATGAGCCTCGCGTTCAGGCCAGTCTCTGAGTCGAGCCTGCTCCGTTGCGAGGAGAGGTGCCAGTCCGCGGTGTGAACGAGCTTCATCGCGCGTCACCTCTCTCGCCCTTGCCGCGACGCTTGTTCTGGCACTTGAAGCAGTAGTTCGCGCCGTTGAAAGCCTGTCGGCCTTTGGCGCTCTGGCAGTAGGCGACTACGTTCGCAGGCAAGTTAGCGTTGCAGTCATCACAGTGGACAGCGTCCGGTTCCTCTTGAGGGGTCTCGACCGAGTCCTCGGCAACAGCGGGTTCCTCAGTTGGCCGGCTATCCGCCACGTGCGTTTGTCCATTGTCGGGGGCCGGCTCGTCATCCACAGCAGCCGTTGCTTCCTCCGCCCTGACTTCAGCATCTGTGAAGTCCGGCTCGCCGGCCAGTTGCTCCACGACGTGTGCGTCCACAGCAGCAGCGCGCACTGTTGCCGCGGGTGCCTCCTCGTGCGCCGGGCCGAAGATCTCTGCCCCGCTGGCGAGCGCCTTCTGGGCCAGCGCCTGGCGAACCGCAGGGTCAGCGAAGTCCGGCGCGAGCTCGGTGCGCACCACCACAAAGGGCCGGGCCATCTCCTCGCGCAGGTAGGCCTGCCGCAGGTGACAGATCGCCCTTACCAGCCGCAGCAGGGACTTGGTCTCGGCCAGGCCGTAGCGCTCGGTGATGACTTGGTCGAGGCGGTCCTCGACGTAGCCCTCCAGGTCGAGGGACTTGCCCTCCTCCTGTGCCTTGGCGAGGCGCTTCTTCCCGTCGCGAACGATCTTGCGCCGCTGCGCATCCAGGTTCCACTCGTAGGAAGCCTTGACGATGCGCCAGCCGGTGTCGGTGCGCACCGCGCCGATTTGCTGGTAGGCGACGTCATAGCGGGAGGGACAGTCTCCGCACCGCACCGCCTGGCCGGTGGCGCGAGCCATGTCGATGCAGCGCTCGCACGCATCCGGCTTGATGCGGCGGGAGTTGTGGGGGTCAATGACCAACCCGGTTGCTGAGGCAATCTTCAGCAGGCCAGGTTTGGCCGGGGCGACGTGAGTGGGCAGGAGTTCGCCCGTCCGGCGATCCCTCGTCCACTTCGTTCCCGGCGCGGCGTAGCAGTCGCCCTTGTTGGTGTCCGGGTCGAGCCGCACCTCCACCGCGCGGAAGCGCAGGTAGGGAGCGGCCGTGTCCAGTCGCAGGACGGGGGAGAGGATGTTGTAGGCCTGCGAGTCATAGCTCGACAGGTCCAGGCTTGCCCGTCCTTCGGCGTGGCCGTTCTCCCCCAGGGGTTCTTGCCCGCCCGCCGCTTGACCGGGGGCAGGCGCTAGAGTGGTACTCACAGCATGACCTCCTGTTTCTGCCGGAGGGCAAGCTGGAGATGTGTCTGTGGCGAGCGTTTCTGCCATGCTTGCTAACGCCCTTCCGGCTTTAGAATCGGCTGGAGCGGCGCTCGCAGCCGTTGCATGAATGTTTCCTTGGAAGGGCGCAACAGTCAAGGCCACAGGCGAAGAATCTTCAGGCACTACCTTGCCAAATCGGGCATTGTGCGCTAACATGGCGAGCGCAATCGTCTCGAAAGGACGCGAAGCATGGAAACCTACAAGCGGATCGGCGAGCGGATGAAGGCGGCGATGGGCGACGCCAGGCTCACCAGCGACCAGGTGGCCCACCATTTGGGAGTGACCGGCGGGGCGGTGCGCCAGTGGACGAACGGCCTGGCCCGCATCAACCTGGAGGCGCTCATCTCCTTCGCGCGCTTGGTGGGCAAGCCCCTGGACTTTTTCGTGTCCGAGGAGGCGCTCTCCGGCCAGGCGGCCGGCTCCGAACGCGCCCGCGCCATCAACCGCGCCTTCCAGTACGCGGTCAGCCACCCCACCTGGAAGCCGGCCGGCTCCGCATTGCACCCTGCCTTCCCACGCGGCGAGGACGACACCAGGGGCGTCGAGGACCGGCTCAAGGTAATCGAGCTCTTCGAGCAGACCATGGGTCTGCGCATCCTGGAGGAGAAGTATCGCTCCCCTGCCCGATAGGTTGTATGTGCTCGCCGCTGTCATGGCTCTCCACTAACTACCTACGGGAAAGCGCGCGAAAGTGTCGGGATCGCCTTGCGGATTTTCGCTCCGGCTCACCCGGCGGAGCCACGGCTGTTCGACATTGTGGTTGTGGAGGCGCAATCGGCTGCCCCGTGGGCTGATGATCTCGATAAACTGACTGGTGATCTCGCCCACCCGATCATCGCTGTGGAGAAAGCAGACCAGGCCGTAATCCTGCCCGCAGGGGAAGCTGTAGCGGCCGCGGTTCTGGTAAAGCTGCATCTCCGACCATCCCGCCGCCAGCGCGCGGTCACGGATGGCGTCAACCTTGGCAACCGCCTCGGCTGAGGCAGGTTCTGTGAAACGCCAGTCACCATCTGTCGGGTAGACGTGCGGAGGCGGGGGCGTGGGCTCCCCTGGCTCCTTCACCATCGGAGGCGAGTAGCGCGTCGGGTCGAGCGACTTCATCGCCTCCAGAAGAGCCTGCTCGCCGAAACGCTCAACTGCCCAGAAGTGAACCGCATTGAATCGGTCGCGCAAGTCTTCATACTGCCTGGAGGGAAGCCGGCCCCTTTCGTAGCGCTTCTGTGCCAGCGCCATCCTGGAGCGCAGCCAGGCATAGTACTCGGGGTCGAGCCGACGGAACCCGCACGGCTCGCAGATCTCGTCCTGGTCGGGCCGAACGGGAGCCTTCGCCTCCCAGGTCTCCAGGTTGGTGGCGACATAGAGGTGCGCTCCGTCTCGAATCCCGGCCTCGGCGCTCATCTCAGGCCCGCCTCCTCGAAGTCAGCCAGAACCAGCCGATAGCGAGCGCTCTTGCGATGCAAGTCTCTCTGCACCAAGACCTGCCATGGTCCGAACCGTTCGCCCCTTTTCGCCGCCAGCGCTCTGCCCAGACGCGTCTGTTGAGAACGGCGCGAGCCATCTCCGAGCACCTTGCCGAGTCGAGGGCGCTTGACGGCCAGTTCGAGCAAGTCGTGCGCCGCCGTCCAGTTGTCGCGATAGGCATCCCACCAGTCGGCGATGAATCTCTGCCACTCATCGCCTTGCGCGCTCAGGAACAGAGGGCATCGAAGACAGTCACCCCTCATGGACAATCCTCCTCGTCGTCGGAAAGGTCTGCGAGATCGACCGGCTCCTCGACCGCCCGGGCGGTGCTGGCGTCCCCGCGGAACCTCGCGGAACCTGTTGCGGAACTTCGCGCCTCAACATCCGCGTCGAATTTCGCTTCTGATGCCTCTGGAAGGCTCTCTGACATATTTGCGGAACGTTGCGGAACTTCTACGGGGGTCCGCCCCGCGCACGCATGCGCACACACACACGCGCATGCGCATGCGTGAGGGGAGGGTAGGGCAGAACATCCGCAACGTTCCGCGAGTGGCAACAATCCCTCGTCAGCCCTGGCATTTTCCTGCGGAACCAGCGGGTGTGAAGTTCCGCACAACGTTCCGCAAGTTCCGCAATCGCCTGCCGGATCGAGCCGATAGCAGGCGCCTTTGGTGTGCGCATCGCGGCGCATCAGCACGCGCCACTCTCCAAACTGCCGGTCGCGAACCGCTGCCAGGGCCCTGCCAAGGCGGGTCTGCTGGGAGCGAAGCGACTTGTCGCCGATGACGCTGCCGAGGAGGTCCCGCTCCAGGGCGATCTCGAGCAAGTCTTTTGCGGACACCCAGTTGTCGTGGTAATCATCCCACCAGGCGGCCACGAACTCCCGCCATTCGTTCCCCTCGGCGTCAGCGGTCTCGTAGAGTTCCTCGGTGTTACCCAGGAAGTGGTCAATGCCGACGTTGCCCAGGATACCGCCGACCACGCGAGACCAGCCTTCGAAGGAGCCGAGCACTCTTTGTCCCTGGGGCTTTCCGGCGGCGATCCAGGTTTGCACCAATACCAGGAGAGCATGCACCAGCCGCGCCCGGTTTGCTCTGATCCATTCCCGCAGAGGAGCGTGTTTGAAGGCGGTGCGCTCCCAGGGACGGTCAGTTCTGGGGTCAAGGCGAATGCGGGCGCAGCGCCGGGCGATCTCCAACGAAAGGCGGGGATTGTTGGCCGTCACCAGCCAGGTGGCGCGGTTGGGCAGGTCGATCATCCGCGTCTGCCCAAGAATCCGGTCCGACCAGACCTCGGCTGTGAGCGCTGCGGCCAGCTGCGCCGACTCAATGCCGGTGCGGATGTTATCGAGAAGAATGACTGGCTGCGCCCGGGCGAGCAGGGAGGTGATCTTCTTACGCGCCTCCTCTTCGTCCGGCGTGACCGTGGTTGGCTCGCAGCACCGTCCCAGAGCGATCAGTGCCACCACGTCAGCGAGCAGCCCCTTGCCGGAACCAGGAGTGGGCGCCTCGATCAGGTGAATGGGAGTGCACCCGTCCACCATGCGCCGGATGAAGGGAAGCAACAGGGCGGCCACGGCATGGGCGCGATCCGCCTCGGAGGCGAAAGGAAAGTCGACGAGCAGGTCAGTGAGCAGCAGATCCCTGGCTGTGCCAACCTGCTCCGGCGTGGGCCGCTCGGGCACTGCTTCTACGGAGAAGCCGGGAAGGCGGTGATACCAGAGTCGGGCCGCCGCATGATACCCAGATTCACTGATCATTTTGCCTTCCCGGCCAAAGACCGGCGCGCACACCACGGCTTCCAACTGGGGAACCTGCTCGTCGGGGTAGGCAAGCATGTCCCGCGCGACGTCGCGTACCGGGCTGACGCTGGTCACTCCGGTGTCAGTTATCTTCACCCAGTCGGCAGAGCGGGCCAGGAACCCGTAGATGGCGGCCTCATCGGTCGCCTCGATGCGGCAGCCATCGTCTGCGTGCTGAAGCCGGACGAGCGCGCCGGAACGCACGAAGAGCGTGGGCGGGCGATTGGCCGCATGCACTGCGCGCCAGGCGTCAGCAACAACGTCGCGCAGTTGGCGGTTGTTGACCTGGATCGTCGGGCGACCGTGCGAACTTACCTGCCTGGGGGAATCTCGCGGCAGAACCGGCAGTGGCACGCCCGACATCTCGGCGACACGGGCACAGGCGGCGCGGAAGTCGGCGGCCTCACCCCGCTCGACCAGGAAGTCAAACACCGACAATGACCTGCCGGAGATGAAGGAGTGAAACTCGCCGCGCTCGGCTTGCCCTGATCCATCTGCCACGCCAGCGGAGGGATCACGATCTCCCGTCGGCGACCACGGATCACGGCACTGCAACCAGCCTTCAGCGCATGTCTTCCCGGTCAGCCACTGCCCGTAGACCGCTTCCAGAGGCAACGCCGCGAGCGCTTTCTCTCGCCACTCGCGCCAGGCCTGGTCACTCGTCTCGTCAGACTTGCGCTGTCTCGGGCTCGCACGAGTCTGCTGGCTGCCGGACTCCTTTATCCGAGCGATAACTGCCTCGACCTGGGACTCGTCAACCGTTTCGAACTCTTCCGGTACGAACGGAACCAGCTCGCCCTTCTCATTGGGTCGGTGAAACTGGTTCGCGGCTCCGTTTGCTTCCGACCACCAGGGCAGCCAGACCAGGTTTCCGAAGCCATTGCGCCCGATCTTTGGCTGTTTCGGGAAGACCTCGATCCCTCGACCGGTCTGTGGCAGCGCTCGCTCTCCGTTGGCGAGGGTTACCTCTTCGGGCAGCAGCACCTTCGCCATCGCCCGCGCCTTGCGCGCAGACACAGGCGGATCGAAGAAGCACCACAGGTGCCAGCCATGTCCACCGCCCGACCGTTCCAGGTAAGGGCGCAGGCCTGCTGACTCGAAGATCCGATAGACGGTCAGTGCAGTGCCGGTCGAGTCAGCGAGCGCCTCCGCGTGGTCGCCGCCGTCGAAGTCCAGGCAGAGCCAGCGGGTTGTGCCATCCGGCGCGGGAGCGTAGGCCCCGATGCGAAAGTGGCCCTTGACCACGCCCTCGCCGCGTGAGTTGCGATAGTGGACGGTTACCTTCGGCGCTTCGCTGCCTTTGAGATGGGCAAGCAGCAACTCGTCGAGCTGGCCGTCTGCCCTGGCAGGAGAAGGTCGTTCCCACGGAGCAAGAAAGGCGACTGTGTCAGTGCGACACAAGAAGTAGCGGCGCAGCAGTCCAAGGGCCTTTTCCGAAGGGGGCACAGCCCTACTCTCGCTCATCGCCTACTCCCGTCACGCTGGCCGAGAAGTGAGAGGAAAGTCTTGCGCTGTTCGAGGTGTCGCCGCTGGGCGCAGTTGCGCAGGCCCCAGCGGTCGCCGATCACGATAGCCACCTCCTGCGCACGGGTCACCCCGGTGTAGAAGAGGTTCCGATGGTGCATGAACGAGTGGGCCTTGTGCACCAGCACGATGGCGCAGGGAAACTCGGAGCCTTGGGCCTTGTGGATGGTCAAAGCGTAGGCAAGCGACAGGTCAGAGAGGTGGCCGGACTCAGGGGTGACGGTCACAGCCTGGCCATTGAAGGAGACTTCCATCGCCCCGTCGCTTTCAATTGCGGTCACGCGACCGACCGCGCCGTTCATCACGCCCAGGTCGTAGTTGTTCCGAGTCTGGATCACCTTGTCGTGCAGCAGGAAACGCGGGCGGCGCCCGGGCCTGGGAGCGGAGACATCGACTGCCCACAGCTTCTTCTGGACCAGACGCTGCAACTCGACGTTGAGCGCCTCGACGCCCAGAGGCCCTTTGCGCGTCGGGGTAAGTACCTGCACATCTTCCACCAGGTCGAAACCCAGCCGCCCAACGAGCACTGATTCAAAGAGGTCGAGCAGGAAGCGCTGCACATCCCAGACATCGGTGAACTGATCCACCAGGTACCAGGGGCGGCGGCTCCCGCCGTCGTCCGCGGCGGTCGTGCGCACCTCGCCTTGCAGGATAGCGATGGAGTTCTCTTTGAGCACGCCCGCCTGGCGCACGATCTCGTCGAGGATGACGGTGGGCACTGCGCGCGTGTCGATCAGGTCGCGCAGGACGTTGCCCGGCCCAACGGGCGGGAGTTGGTTGTGGTCGCCTACCAGCACGACGGCGGTTCGCTCCAGGTCCAGGGCCTGGAAGAGGTGCCAGGCCAGAGGCACGTCCACCATCGAGACCTCGTCAATGATCACTACGTCGGCCGCGATAGGGTCTTCCGCCGTTCGCCTGAATTCCCGGCCGTCATAGCCGAGCAGCCGGTGGATAGTGAATGCCTCCTGGCCGACCACCTGCTCCAGCCGCTTCGCCGCCTTGCCGGTTGGCGCACAGAGCACCACTCGAAGGTCGCACTTGCGGCAAAGGCGGGTCATCGCCGCGATGGTGTAGGTCTTGCCACTGCCCGCGCCGCCGCAGATGAGGGTGATCTGATGGCGCAGCGCGGTCAGCACGGCCTGGCGCTGGCCGGCGTTGAGGTCGGGCGCATTCTCGTCCACCAGACCTTCCAGGTCGTCTTCGCCCGCCAGGTGGCAGTTCGCTTCGCCCCCGCGCCGAAACACCTCCCCGAGTTGCTCCTCCATCGCGCGCAGGTCAGGCCTGGCCACCAGAAACCGCCCGCCGTAAGAGGCGCACGAGAGCTGCTTCTCTTCGATCAGGGAATCCAGTGACTGCTCGATCCGGGCGCGGCTGTCGAGAGTGTCCATCACCAGCAGCGCGTTCGCCTGGTCAATCAGCTCCTCGTACTCGACCCAGCAGTCCCCTTGCTCGACGCGCTCTTGCACGCAGTGCAGGACGCCAGCGCGAATCCGGGAGGGATGATCCTTCGCCGAACCCATCTTGCGGGCGATCTTATCCACCCGCTTGAAGGCGAAGCCCGGCACCTCGCGGGCGATCAGGTAGGGATCAGTCTGGAGCAGGGCCACCACGTTGTTGCCGAACCGCTCGACCAGCGTCTTCACCTGGTGGTGGGTGAGGCCGAAGGCCGCCAGCCAGGTGAGCGCACCGTTGACGGCCTTGGTGCGCAGCCACTCGTCTCGCAGCGATTGCACAACCTCGAGGGGAACATGAACCGCCTCGGCAATGGCTTCCGGCTCCTCGGAGAGCACCCGGTCGAAGTCCTTGCCGAAGCGCTCAGCGATCTGGCGCGCCTTGACCGGGCCGATGCCCTTGATGTCGGGATGGTTGGCGAGGTAGTTGGCCAGCCCCTCGGCATCGAGCCTGGTGTCGTACTCCAACGACTCGACCTTGAGTTGCCGGCCGTACTTCGGATGCTCTTCCCAAACACCGTGCAGTATGACCGGTTCATACTCGCGGATCATGACCGGTCCTGCGAATGAGATGCTCTGCCCCTCCGTGGTGCGAAGCCGTCCGGCGGAGAAGCGCGGGCTGGAATAGAAGACTTCCTCAACGCGGCCCCGTACCGTGGCCGCTGGTTCTCTCAAAGCACTTCGCATGCAGTTTGAGCCTTTCGATGGAATCGAAGCAGATAGCATTCGGTGAACAGGCGAGCCACTTGCCGGTCGGAGCAGAAGAACACGGGAACGCCGTAGTCAATCACGATGGAGACCACTGCCCCCAGCACCGCGCTCGGGTGGGCGCCGGAGTGGTAGCAGCTTGCCACGACCTCCGCCAGGTCGGCTTCGACCACGATGCAGGCCGCCTCGTACTCCCTCAGCCGGAGCAACTCGCGGCGGAATCGGTCTCTGCTCCGGATCACGGTGGTAACGAGATCATCCAGCGTCTTGCGCTCCACCGCGACTCGATCCTCAAGCCCTTCGAGGGAGTAGTCTCCGGCGGGGAGCGCGCGGCGCACCACCGCCACGCGCTCCGGGTCGAAGGAATAAGCCTCCTGCTCACGGCTGTCGATCACGATCACGGCTGACATGTCAGAACGGGTTCAGAGCGTCCTGGGCGGCCGCGTCGTATCCCTGGCCCTCATCCTCGGTCACGATGCGCCGGTTGAAGTAGACGTTCTCGCTCTCGTCCTTCGTGCGCTTGGTGATCTCGAGGCGGACGTCCAGGAGCCTCTCCAGGTTGGCCGGCAGTTCGGAGAGGCGCGCCAAGTCGAGTCCGCAGGTGTGCAGGTCGGTCTTCAACCACTTGAGGTTCTCGCGGCTCGCCATCACGCTGTTGCGCCAGAGCAGCCGGCCCTTGTGCTGGGGGCCGAGCACCCGCAGCGTCCACTTCAGCATGGGATTGCCGGAGCTCTGAGCGCGGGTCAGTTCGACCTTCTCGACAACGACCTGATACTTGCCATCGGGCAGCGGTTCGAAGTCGCGTTGCTCGATCGGCGCCTCGGCGAAGTCATCGTCGAACTGCGCCAGGTCGATACCAGGGCCATAGGTTGCGGCATCGGATTCGTAGGTGCTCATCGGTCACTCTCCTTGTGAGTGGGTTGTTTGCCCGCCGAGGCGGGCTTTCGGCCGCGAACTGTCCGCGGCCGGTTTGGACGCAGTAGGGGCTTTGCCAAGCTGCTCCGGGCTCGGAGCACGATCGCTAGATTGCTGTGCCGGAGCCTGAGCGGGCGCGCCCTGGTTGAACGCCTCGACGAACTTGCTGAAATCCAGGTCAATTACTTCGGGCAGGCGCCCGGTGCGGTCGCCGGCCTCGTAGTTCACGTGCGGCTTGGTGCGCATCACCCGCCGGCCCGCCACGCTGCCATCGGGGCCTGCGGTCATCTCAAGGTCGCAGTAGAGAATCAGGTCAACCATCCCCAGCACGACCTTGCGCACCTTGTCGGGAAGGGTGGGGACGATCCGGGTGTGCTTGCCGGTGCGAGTCTCGATCTCCCGCTCCTGGGAGTGGGAGACCAGGAAGAGACCGTAGGGCAGCAGCGAGACCTTCGTGAGGACGCGGTGAAACTCGTTGTTGATCAGGGCATAGCCCTTGCCAAATCCCAGGTCGCTCTCATGGTCGATCTTGAACTTGGCGCAGATGTAATCGGCGCACATCCGGTAGGCGTTGTCCACGGTGTCGATGACCACCGTCCTGAACGGGTGCTTGCCCTCGGCGATCTCGCGGCAGGCCAGCAGAAACTCTTCCCACCTGGTGATCGGCACCTGGAACACCTCCAGGTTGTTGAGGCCGGCCTCGGTCGCCAGGAAGACCGCTCCCTCGGCCTGCGAACACCAGGTCGACTTCCCGATCTTGCTCGGCCCGTAGACCAGCACAGTCAGGTCGGCCAGGTTCTGTTTTGGCAGGGTTCTTTCAGTTGGAAGCATCTCGGTTCTCCTCTCGTCAGAATGCAGGAACCTCGCTCATGGAAGGCCCCCGCTGTTCCCGCAGCTCTTCGTGCGGGGGAACGCGCTGGTAGAAGTTGTCAATCACGTTCGGGCTGCCGCCGGAGCGACAGAGCGAAAAGTATGGACACGGCCGGTAGTGGTGAAAGCAGAAGGCGGTGTTCTGGTACCAGGCGTTCCGCCGCCTGGCGTCGAGGAAGGCCTGGGTGAGTTCCCACAACTCGGCGCGCAGCACGGTGAACTGGTCGCGGGAGAGATAGAGCATCTCCCGGTGAAACATCGCCGGCTGAGCATACTTAGCTGCCAGGCGATCCGCGAACTCGGCCTCGCTCTCCGTGCGGCGCTGCTTCAGCCGCGCCTTGAGCAGCAGGTTGTAGAACACGCCGGTGATGCGAATGCTGAGCGCCTGCTCCAGGTAGTAGGCGTAGAGCGTGATCTGGAAGTCGGTCCAGAGGCGCTCCAGGTAACCGCCGTCAAGAGCAGAGGCGGTCTTGTGCTCCAGCACGAAGTGCTCGTCTCCGACGCGGACGAGACCGTCCACCTTGCCGGCGAGCACGAAACTGCGAGAGCGCGCCCTGGTGGCCGGGTTGATGATCTCGCCTTCGAAGGTGTGCTCGAGAGCGAGAACCTCGAACTCCTCGGCCGGGTAGCGATTCGCGTAGCCGGCCATCATCGCTGTGCCCAGACGCCAGTCCCGGCGCTGCTCATCATCCTGGACTCGGGCCGGCAGCCTCTGGTCGACGTGCTCCAGCACCGCTGCGAGGTCGCGGTCGCGGTGCCAGATCTCCAGGCACTCGTGGACGAGAGTCCCGAAGCCGAGGCGCGGGTCACGCCTGATCGGCGCAAGCTCGCGCATGTAGCGCCAGTAGCAGGCCTTCCGGCAGTTGCGAAACAGACTCCACATCGAGTAGGTGGTGGTCATGCGAGGCGTCATCGGCGAGCCTCCGCCACCAAGGCGTCCTCGCGCTGGCGTCCGACTCGCTCGATGCGGAAAGCTTCCTCTCCGAACTGCCGGATGAGGAAGTTGGTGAAGATGCGAGCCACCGTGTGGCCCGCCTCCGTGCGGGCGTCCACCACGAGGGCGCGCTTGTCATCGTCGGCACAGAAGGAAACATCCAGGCGGATACAGGAGCGGCCGTGAAGGCCCTCCGCCGCGAAGATGGAGAGCAGAAGCGACTCGTGCACCTCCTTCATGCACGCGCCGGGTTCGAAGCGAAAGCGGTAGATCTCCGGTGTCATCGGTCTCTCCATCCTGGTTGGGCTCAACCTCGCCCACTTCATACCTACGGGATCTCGCGCGAAAGTGACGGCGCCGGCTGGAGGTACTCGCGGAGCCCCGCCTCTTCGAAGATCGCCCGGAGTCTGGAGCGCGGCCCGTAGAGGGTGGTGCGGGGAACTCCCAGGGCAGCCGCGACCTCCGAGATGGTGGCGCTCATCAGTCGTCGGCAGAGGTCTTGCTGCCCCGGGGGGATGTGGGCAAGGAGGCGCTCCAGGTCAACCTTCCGCGCGACCTCATCTTCCAGGGACAACTCGCCGACGCTGTGCTGGCTGCGAACGGCGTCCTCATGGGCGATGTCCTCGATGGACACCTCGTCGCCCTCAGCGGTCTGGACGGTATCTGAGAGCGAGCAGACGTTGAGCCGGAAGTCGCGGCGAGCAGTGCGGCGGGCATCCAGAATGTCGGCGGCCTTGTGTTCGACGATTCGGGTGACGAACGCCCCGAGTCTCCCGCGCGTGGGGTCGAACTTAGAAAGCTGCTCCAGGACGTGAAGAGTCAGGTCGCCTTCGATGTCCTCGCCTTCGTCCCTGGTGACACCGGCCTTGCCGATCAGTCGAGATGCTGTGCGCCGGATGATCTGAAATGCCTCTGCGTCGAGTTCCTTGCGGCTGGAATCGGAACCCATCCTTTCCTCCTCGCGGCCGAGGAGGAGCCCGTGGCGGGTGCCGCCCAGCTCCGGGGAAGCATCGAGAAACGATCAGAGGTCGCTGCGAGTTCGCCGGCTTGGCGACACCCACAACGACCTCCGCTCTGCGGCCAGTACGTTGTCTGGTGACGGAATATGGCCCCGGTCTCAGACCGGAACCGGAACACTCATCTGAAACGGAAGCCCGTGCTTGACAGTCAGCACCTCGATCACGCCGTTGCCCATCTCGTCGAGCGAAGCGAAGAACTCCACGGCGTGGATCTTCAGGATGAAGTCCCCGGCCTCGCGCTCAGGGCGGGGGCCGTTCTCCTTGCCGAACGCGACATCGCGCACAGCGCGTGGCAGGGGATCGAAGACCGGCTCGCCGCCGACGATCAGCAGGTTCTCGATCCGGCCGAAGCCGAGTTCCTGGCAGATCTCAAGCAGGCGCTGCCGGGCAGGGGAGAGATCGCTTTTTCGCATACGCCACCTCCGTGACTGAGAGTTGTGGAGCCGTCTGGCTCCTGACTCTCATGGTCGCAGAGGTGACCAGAAAGAGGGGTGGGCGGAAAGTGGGTTTACTGCGGGTTTAGTGTGGGCGCGCCGAAGCGGGAGGCAAGACGAGAAAGGGCCGCCTTGCCCGGCGACCCTTCCAACGATTGTGCGCACCTGGTGGGATGACTACACCAGAGCGAGATCGGGCGGGAACAGCCGGAGCCGATGGCCCACGCGGTGTCGCGTTTCGATCAGCCGGGTGCCGGCACCGGCCTCCGCAGCATCCAACGCGCGGCGGAGTTCCTTTACCGTGTCGTGTATCTGACGGCGGTAGATCATCATCTTAACGCTTTCGCCGGGCCAGAACATGGCGTAGATCGTCTCCCGCTTGACCCAGCCTTCATCGCCCCCGGCTGCCTGCCGCGCAAGGAGCACGAGGAGTTGGAAGGCACGTGGCGGCATGGACAGAGCGACACCACGGAAGTAGGCCTGGTGGCCCGCCACATTCACTAGGAGCACGGCCTCCGCAGCCAGCAGCGGTTTCGGGCGCGATAGGGCTTCGGTCCTCCAGTAATCGCAGATCGTCTCGGTGACCGCTTGCGTGTCCAGCTTGAGACCATCGTGGTCGAGGTTCAGCATCCGGCAGAGCGGAAGCACCTGGGTTCTCTCATTGAACACGCCGTCCGCGGGAGCCTCCGCAAGGGTGAGGACGACAGACACTGCGCTCCCTCGGAACGCCGTTCGCTGGTCGAAGACTTCCCGCGCATCGCTCCATCCGACTCCGCGGGCAAGGAACATGTCTCCGTCGCCTTCCCTGGCCACTACCTTCCCCAACGACCACAGTCGCCCAGTTACGCGCTCCTCGACATTTCCTTTCGCGCCGAGTTCTTCGGCGACGATCTCTGCCAGGGGGCCAAGGTCAACCTTCCACTGCCTTAGCCGCTCCAGGGGGATAGCTACCCGTCCGATATCGTCTCGCTCCTCACAAACGACATATGCTCGCGGAGGCTCCCCCTCTCCGGCATCGAGGAGTTCCACCTCTGCCAGGCAACGCTGCTCGCACCCTGGGCAAGTGGTGGAGGTCGCGTAATCGCCTTGCCTCAGCACGCCTGATGAGCGCAGTGCTGCCAGGTGTTCACGAGGCCAGCGCGCGACGTCCTCAGTCTCGAATGATGTACTGGACGCTACGTCGGCGCTTTGCAGAACCGTCCTGAGTGCGTCCTGAGACATCGATGTTCCACCTCCTCAGCAGCTCTCGGGCGATATCATCTTCTGGGTCATGCTTCAGCGAGCACGAGTTCGGATGGGAGACGCGGATCGTGAGTCGCTTCCGTGAAGCTGCTTCTGGGCGAAACACAAGTTGGATGCTGGCACGGTCGGCGACTACCAAGTCGGAGGGGATTCCCTTCGCCTTGAGGACAACCTGCAGCAACTCCCGAACCCCCCCGGGGTCTTTTCTCGTGTTAGCCTCCAGCGTGATTCGCCGGTTCGCCTCCCCCATGATACGCACCCGAAGTGACTGAAGTAACGCGCAGTCCACCCCGTCTTCCGGCTGCAGCACGAACTGGAAGTCAGGACGCAGAATGCCGTTGAGTTCGTAGCTGATGCCCTGGTCGTCGAGGCCCGACAAATCGACGCCCAGGATCGCACGGCCGAAAACCAGCCGCAGCTCTCGCTTCGTGTCGTGGGAACCTCGCGCGTGTAGGTCGAGCCAGCGGTCCTTCTCATCGTAAACAAAGATCACCTCGAACGCGGGCCGCTGAGTCTGGGGCCTGAGCATATGCTTGATGTCGTACACCAGCCGGCTTTCGGCGTAGTCTTCCGGATGGGCGAACCAGTATAGCCTGCTGTCCCTTCGGTAGTGGTCCACTTTGCAGTGGTGACCGCGGCCCTCCGCCCTGCTGTAATACTGAGATAGGTCGCTCTCCAGGCGCCGGGTCCCCTCCCGGCTCGTGTCCGGCTTGCACTCGGGCAGGTCACGTGACCGATCCCAACTGGCCAGTCCAGCGGCGTAGTGGAGCTGCTGGGCGACCCGGAACACCTTGGGATGATGGAGGAACGTCCAGAAGGCGCGTTCCAGGTGACCCCCCATCTTCGCGAAGTCCTCGGCCAACTCGACGCGATGGTGTCGGTCCCTGCCCTCGTCTATGAGTGTCTTCGTGCCACCCTCGTCGGCCATCCCGTATACTCGCCGGAAGTCGGTGTCTATCTCCCGCCTGATCTTCTCCGGCGCGCTGTCAATCGCTCGCTGGATATGTTCAATCTTCCGCTCGCTGAGATGCTTCCATGGAATATCTTCTCCGATCCCACGCTTCGTCAGATACTGCTTCAGCAGCGTGTTCGGAGCCTGCCGCAAGAACGACTTCGGAGAGTATTGCCTCGACATGCTCGCCCCTCCTTGCCAGCAGCAGTATAGCACTCCATCAGGCGAGCAGGAAGCACTAAACCCCGTGGCGATGGTCTCCCGCGGACTTACCACGCAAGCAGCAGTGTCGCAGAATAGCGCCGCAAGGCTCGTGCAGGCTGGTAGAACAGTGAGGGCGGTATTCCCTGCCACTCAGGAACAGACAGGCGCCAGGCTGAGTCGGCGCTTGGCGTTGCCCCGGAATCCGCCCCTGAAGCCCCTGTGTGCCGCAAGAAGGGAGAGGTAGGCGTCCTTTTGCCCCACCGACCGGCTGTCCGCCCGCAACAGGGCCAGTGGGCGCTCACGCGGGCAAGCGCAACGCGGCCGCTATCGGGGCGGGAACCCCCACTTCTTCCGCTGCTCGGTCCAGTAGGGTGGGATGTCGAGCAGGCGAGCCAGAGAAAGCCCACTGGGTTCGTCGCCCCGCATGATTGACTCGACGATATCCGGGGCCAGCAGGGACAGACGAAGAATCCGCGCCACGTAGGAAGCGTCCATTCCCATAGCGGCCGCCATCTCTGCGACGCTCGCGTAGCGCCCACTCTCGATCAGTTCCTTCCACCGATGCGCTCGTGCGATGGCCACCACCAGGGGCTTGTTGGTTCGACAGGGTGTGGACGGCTCGGATGCCTGGCAGCCGAGGCTGATGATCTCCTTGCGCCCGCCTCGGCGCTTGAAGGTCAGGGGAATCCGAAACACCAGGTGGTCGCCCTCCTCGACAAGCTCTGGACTCTGGATTTCGGTCATCGTGCCACCGCCTGTGACCTGATTCGGGCGCCATCACGCAGTTCCGCGACCAGGGAGCGCAGCCCGTCGGCTCGGATGCGTACCTCGGCCCCCTCGGGGTGGATGTCCACTCGTTCCACCAGGAGATGAACGACCCGGGCCTGTTCATCGGGAAAGAGCTCTTCCCAGACGGGGTCAAGCGAGGACAACGCTTCGACCACCTCCTGCTCGGTGAAGGCGGCCTGCTCGGCCTGGCGCATCTGTGCAGTGACCCTCTCCAGAGTCTGCTCCTGCTCCTCAATCAGACCGCGAAGTTCGCCCAGGCGGCGGGCAATGGGCAGGGACGCTCCCTCGTCGCCATTGGCAGCGACCAGGCGTCGGGCTTCTTCCTTCAGGGCCTGGAGGGCCAGCTCTGCATCTGCGCGCCGGCGGGAGAGGTGTTCAAGGTGTTCAGTCATTTGCTGCCGGGCAGCGCGGAAGGTCCTGGCGACCACCTCCGGCGAGCGGAAGATGCCGCGGAGCTGGTCCACCACTGCCTGCTCGACCTCAGCCGCGGCTAGCGTCTTTGTGGGGCAGGAGTTATAGCCGTTCTTGGAGGCGTGGACGCAGAGGTAATAGCGGTAGAGCTTGCCCCGGCGCTTGGTGAAGGTCGGGCCCATGGCGCAGTGGCAGTGGCCACAGTGGAGTATGCCCCGAAGCAGCGCCGGCGTCTCGGCTCGCGTCTGCGCCGCCCGCGCCCGGTAGTTGCGTGCCAGGATTGCATGCGCTTCTTCCCACAGGTGGAGGGGCACGATGGGGTCGTGCTCGCCGGGGAAGCGTTCTCCTTTGTGGGTGACCTCGCCGATGTAGAGGGGATTGTTGAGGACGCGGTAGATGTCCGCCTTGCTCCAGGAGCGGCCGGCGTGGAGCCTTCCGGCCTTCGTGACCCAGGACTTGGTGGCGTGCCTCTGGGCATTCAGCTCCTGCGCAAGCAGCGTTGTCGAGCCGGTCTGGATGAACCGGGTAAAGACATGGCGGACAAGTTTCGCCTCCTCTTCGTTGACCACGAGACGCTTTCGGTCGCGGTCCACGTCGTAGCCGAGCACTGGCATGCCGCCACAGTATTTGCCCTTGCGCTTGGTGGCTGCCACCTTGTCACGGATGCGCTCGCCGATGATCTCTCGTTCGAACTGGGCGAAGGACAGCAGGATGTTCAGGGTGAGCCGCCCCATCGAGGTCGTGGTGTTGAACTGCTGGGTGACCGAGACGAAGGAGACGCCTCGCCGGTCGAAGGTCTCGACAATCTTGGCGAAGTCCAGCAGGGACCGTGAGAGTCGGTCCACCTTGTAGACCATGATGCAGTCGACAAGCCCCGCCTCCACGTCTTGCAGCAGACGCTGCAGCCCGGGCCGCTCCAGGGTGCCACCTGAGAAGCCGCCGTCATCATAGCGGGCAGGCAGAGCTACCCACCCCTCATGTCGCTGGCTCGCAATGTAAGCCTCCCCCGCCTCACGTTGGGCATCCAAGCTGTTGAACTCGCTGTCCAGATTCTCTTCAGTGCTCTTGCGGGTGTAGATGGCGCAGCGGATGGGCCGCGGGTTGGGGGATGCTCGCTCCTCTCGTCTCATCGCGCTCTCTCACCTCCGTTAGGTGGCCGCAGGCCAAAAAAGGCGCGGCCGTTCCAGTGGGTGCCCGTGATGGCCTTGGTGATGGCTGTCAGCGACCGATAGCGCCGCCCTTCGAACTCGAAGCCCTTCACGAGCACCGTCACCTCATAACGCTTGCCGTTCCACTCACGCACCAGGCGAGTGCCGGCTGTCGGGAGGTCGCGGTCGCGCTTCCCCTGCCGCCCGTTCCCGCCGATGGCACCGTCCTCATTCAGCTTTGCCTCTCGCAGGACGTCGGCCATCTGGCTACGGGTAGTATCAGACAGACCGCCGTGGGCGAGCTCCTGGAGGCGGTAGGCCAGCCGCTTGGTCAGGAAGGTGCGGTTGTACCCTGGCGGCTCGCTGCCGTACAGTTCCCGCCACCGATCTTGCAGGTCTCGGGCCGACAGGCGCCTCAGATCGGCAATCTGCTTCAGGATGCTGTTACTCATCTATCTCTGCCTCCGACTCGGGTTCGATACATTCATCCCTCGGAACGCCGAACAGCTCAAGACCTTTCTTTCTCGCGTCCACCTTCGCCAAGGCTGCGGCGGATGAATCCGTGCGCCGCAGTCGGAGACGCAGAAAGCCGGTGGCGAGCAGGCCTGCCACCTCCTCCAGGCGTTGGGCCGGGGTCATTGACTCGGGTTCGAGCGAGTTGCGCAC